CCGAGCGAGCACCACTCGATGGTGCCGTTGCCGTACTCGATGCCGCGGCGGACGAAGATTTCGTTGCCGTACGGGGCGAACAGGTCGCTGGCCTGGTCGGGCCACAGGCCTGTCCCGTCGGTGGTCAAGTCCAATGCGGACCGCACGTCGGCGGCCCCGTCCAGCACCACCGACCCGTCGATGATGTCGACCTCGGTACCGGTGGGGTCCGTGCCGGTTTGGAACGTGGACAGCACCTTCGCCTGGGCGGTCATGGTGTGGCTGCCGCGCAGGGTTTCCAGGAACGCAGCCGATACGGGCCTCACGACACGATCACTTCGGACGGGTCACCGATCAGGGTGAGCAGGTCGGCCCAGGTGAGATTCGCGGCGAGCACGTCGGCCCAGGTGGCGTAGGCGTTGAGGACCGACTGCCACGTCGAGGTGGCACCCACCACGTCGGGGCCGGGCGGGGCGACCTCGGTCATGGGCAGGGCGAAGGTCTTTTTGAGCGGCCGCAGGGGGTGGCTGGTGACGGTGGTGTCGCCGACCGACACGTACCCGGTTTCGGTGTCACACGCTGCGGGGGCCTGGATGAGGAGCACGTCCCCGGAGGCCAGGGCCAGGTCGAGGTTTTCGGCGGTGACGGCGGTGGTGGTGCGCAGGAACATCGTCCACCGGCGCGAGGCCCGCACGGTCGACACCGCGATTGGCAGGGTCCGCCCGACCACGTCGAAGATCCCGGCCCGGGCTGGGCGCACCACGGGCCGGTCGTCCCGGTACACCTGGGTGACCTTCTGGTTGAGGAAGGGCCGGGCGATCGACTTGATCCAGACGCTGTCGAGGGTTGGGGTGATCGACGCGGTCTGCGAGTTGAGGTAGTCGGCGTGTTCGAACACGGCCATGAGGGCCCGGCTGATCGCGGCCACCGCACCGGTCAACACCCAGGCGCCGGAGGCCAGGTTGGTGGCCGTCGTTTCGATCAGGTAGTCGAGGGTGACGTGGACGTCGTCGCCGGCGGTGACCGCGACGTCCTGCAGCTCGGTGAAGGTCGCGATCGGTGCGACCGAGGTGCAGTCGTCCTGCCGCCACCCGGCCGCCACCAGCACGCACCCGTTCTGGGTGACCGTGACCGCCGGGTAGGCGATGTCGGTGGTTGACCCGTTGAGCTGGGCGGCGGTGGTCAGCGGTGACAGGGCCGCCGACCGGAACGCGAAGGTCTTCGCGGTGATGGTGGCGTTAGCGACCCCACCGGTGAACGACACGGTCGGGGCGGCGTCGCCGGTCACGTACAGCCGGCCGAACAGGGAACAGTTCCCCGACTGGAGCAGCGACGTCCACCCGGTGGGGGTGGCGACAGCACCGGCGCCGGAGTTGCGGATGTTGGCCGACAGCAGCATCAGGTCGCCGGTCACCAACCCGGCGGACAGGGCAGGGGCGAGAGTCGAGGTGCCGGCAGCGTTGGCGTCGTTCACGGTGGCCCCGGACCCGATGAACGTGATGGGCGAAGCCTCAACGCCCCGCACCCGGTAGTAGTTGACGACGTCAGGGTCGAACTCGTAGTCGGACAGGTGGGCCTCGAACTGGGTCGACACGACCAGGTTGTCCCAGGCCTGGTTGACGGGCAGGGTGTTGGTGTTGCCGGCCACCAGCAGCCCACCCAGGCCGATGTGGGTGCCGGAGGAGAAGCTGGCCGCCGTGTCGGAGGCGGTCAGGTGCCAGGTGGTCGGCTCGACCGCGTTGGACAGCCACACCCGGATGCGGAACATGGCACCCCGCATCTGGACCCGTACCCGCAGCGGCACCGTCGTCGACGCGGTCAGGGCGGCCACGGTGACGGTGGCACCGCCCGACACGTCGTTCTCTGATCCGGCCAGGTTCTTGCGAAGGTTGACCTGCACCGCCGACGCGGTGGTGATGTCGATGCGGGCGACGTAGTAGTTCGAGTTGTCGGTGCGCCTCAGAAAGATCAGGTTCCGGATCGATGAGGTGGCCGGCACGACCGGGATGAGCACGTCGACGAGCAGGTCAACGTCGACGTGGCTGTAGGGCAGCATCGCGGCCCGGGTCACGTTGACGGCCTCGATCGCGATGATGCCCTGGCTGCCGTTGACGGACAGCTGCCCGGCCCCGCCGAACATCACGGACCAGATTTGGCCGGTGGTGGCGGTACCCCACGACCCGGCGGCGACGGTGCGGCCGTAGTCGTCGGTGGCCTGGGCGTAGGAGGTGACCGGGACGGCGTCGCCACCCCGCACCGTGGTCCACAGGACCTGGTCGGTGGACCGCTCGATGAGAGCCGTGTCCGCGGCGGCCAGGGCGTCAGCGACGATGTTGACCCGGGACAGGGTGTCGTCGTAGGTCAAGGTGACGGTCACACCGGCTCCCCGTGGGTGAAGGCGGCGGTGGCCCAGCCGGGATGGTCGGACTGTTCGTCGACGACCAGCCCGTAGCCCCACCGCATGCCGATGAGGTCGAGCTGGCCGGCCAGCTCAACCCGGATCGTGGCGGTGAGCGCCGACACCTGCGCCGCCGAGGCCAGGCGCAGCAGCTGGTCCAGTTGGGCGGTGGCGTAGCCGGCCACGAACGCCTGGTCGTCGTAGGGGCCGCCGTGGCTTTCGGTGGCCACGAACGGCATCACCAGCTCGTAGCCCTCGACGTCGTCGTGCTGCTCGTCGCTCATCGGCGTCCTGTTCCGGCCAGCACCCGGGCCTTGGTCGTGCGGTTCCGTTCGGTGATCTGGGTGTCGACGAGCTGGGTCAGCTCGGTTTGGCCGATGAAGACCCGCACGTCGAAGGCGGGGGTGCCGGCGCCGACCGGGGTGGCGGCGGTGTTGGCCGACCCGGTCGTGGCGAGCGACATGGCCCGGGCGAGCAGGTCGATGGCCCGCCGGTCTTCCAGCGGCAGGACCAGCTCGTCGGGGTGCAGGTTGGCCACGCCGCTGCGGGTGGTCAACCCGCCGGTGTCGAGCGACGGCAGGCGGGGCAGGGAGATGCCGGGCAGGGCGTCGTCGACGCTGGCGATGCCGGAGTTGATACCGCTGATGACCTTGTTGAGTAGGCCCTTGATCGCGGCGACGATGCGGGAGGCCAGGTCACCGACGAACCCGCCGGCCTGACCCAGGCCGCTGAACAGGCCCTTGATCATGGCGAGGCCGGCGTCGAACATGGCCCCGGCCAGGTTCGAGATCCGGCTCGGCACCGACAACGCGAACGTGACGATCGCGGACAGGGCGGCGATGGCGTTGTCCCGGGCCCGGGCCAGGGCGGTCGACACCCCGGTGGTGATCGCGTTCCAGGCGATGGACAGGGTTTCGGGGATCCGCTGCACGAACGTGGTCACGGTCGAGACGAGGAGGCTCAGGCCCGCGGCGGCCGCGGCGACGACCGCGTCGAACACGAAACCGACGGTCTCCGGGATCCGGCTGATGGCCTGGCCGATGAGCTGGGGCAGGGCCAGCAGCTCACCCAGGATGAGCCCGATGCCGAAGCCGATCGCGTGGAGGGCGGCGTCGGCGGCGGCCTTGAACGCCCCCCCCACGATGCCGGGCAGTGAGGCCAGGAACGAGCCGACCTTGCCCGGGATGGCGGCCAGGAACGAGCCGATGCCGGCGAAGAACCCACCGACGGCTGAGGCGGCCTTCTTGACCGAGGGCACGACCTTATCCAGGTCGGCCTTGAAGATCCGGGGCCAGTTGCGGATGTCCAGCAGCACCGTCGTCGCCTTGTCGACGACACGGAACAGCGACGCCATCGCGTCGGCGACGGCCCGCAACGCCGGGCCGATCGCCTTGTTCGCGGCCAACGAGGTGAGCAGGGCCAGCAGCTGGATGCCGGGGCGCTGCATGCGCAGCCACAGGGTGAGCAGTTCCGCGATGACCGGCAGCAGGGGGATCAGCGATTTGACCAGGTCCACCGTGGCGGGGGTCATGTCGAGGATCAGCTGGACCAACTCGTCCAGGGCACCCGACCGGACCAGCTCGGTGATGGCCTGGGCCAGGGCGTCGCCGATGGCCTCGGCCAGGGGCTGCAGCCCCACTACGAGCCGCTCGACGATCGGGGCCAGGGCCTGCATGGACCGTGAGATCGGGGCGAGCAGGGTGGTCGCCAGCCGGACGAACACGCCAAGGATCGGGGACAGGGCTTTGATGGCTTCACCGATCAGGGGCAGCACCCCGGCCAGGAAGTCGCCCAGGGCGGGGGCCAGCACCTTGACCGCGTCGCCGATGATCGGCGTCACCGCCGTCAACGTGTCTTTGATCTTCGGGATGACCGGGGTGAACGCATCGGTCAACGCGATGCCGATGGTGTCCTTGAAAGTGGACCAAACCCCGTTCAGGGTTTTGGCCTGGGCGGCCATCGCCCCGGCGGCGCCGGGGAACTTGGCCATCCCGGTCAGCAGGGCGTCGATGCCGGTACGGGCGTCAACCCCACCGGCGGTGATCTTCTTGAGGCTGTCGGACACCGACAGGCCCAAGGCGCTGGCGATGGCGGCGTTCGAGTTGAACCCGGGCAGGGCCTCGCTTAACTGGAGGATCTCTTCCTGGCTGACCTTGCCCTTGGAGGCCATCTGACCTAGGGCCCTGATGACCGACTGGATGTTCTCGCTGGTGCCGCCCAACACACCGACCAGGTCACCGATGGTGGTCAGCGTCGGGATGACCTTGTCGCGGGTGATGCCGACCGCGGAGCCGAACGCCAGGATCCGCCGGCTCGCGTCGGCGACGTCAGCGAACTGGAACGGGGTCGCGGCGGCGAACTCCTGCAGCTGGGCGCTGAACGCCTTGGCCGCATCGGCCGACCCGAGCAGCGACGCGAGCCCGATCTGGGTCTGTTCTAGGGCGGCGGCGCTCTTCAAACCGAACGCGGTGAGGGCGGTCAATCCGGCCACGGCGGCGGTGCCGGCGGCCAGGGCGGCGCCCTTGATGACCGACCAGGCCGCAACCCACCGGGTGGAGGTGCTGGCGGCCGCGGCGCCGGCCTTGTTCGCGATCTGCTGGAACTCGCGGGCCGAGGTGCGGTCGAGCTCGGACAGGGCACGCTCGGACACCTCACCGCCGAGCTGGAAACTGGCCCCGATCTTCCCGGCGGCGGCGGCCCCCGACGCTGCCGTGTGGGCGAAGGCCTCGGTGGCTTCCCGGCTGATCCGGCCCATGGCCCGGTCGACGTCTGAGGCCAGACCGTCCAGGGCCCGGCCCGACTGGTCGGCCCCGGCCCGGGCCCCGGCTGAGATCTTCGTGGCCAGGGCAGCGGTGTCGACGTGCACGCCGCGCAGGGCTTTGTTCAGCTCCCGCTCGACGTCACCGGCGAAGGTTTTCGCAACCTCACCGGTGACCTGCACGGTCGCCTTGCCCAACGGACGGGTCACGCACCCGATCGTCAGCCGGCAACCGGACCTAACCGCACGAAAGGGGCGAAGCGGGTACAGTCATTTGGTGGCCATGACGACCCGGGCCAGACCCGTCGTGCCCCGCCCGTTGGACATCGACCAGGCCCGCATCTCACCCGCCGGGGGCGGCTCCGTCCTGTTCGACGACCCGGCCTCACCGTGGCTGGTGCGGGTCTGGGTCGGGGTCGACCGCCGCGGCCGCCGCTACATCACCCGGCTACGTGTCGATGCCCGCCCGGCCGCGTCGCCGATCTCAGCGGCCCGCCTGGCCCGCCTGCCCACGACCCAGCTCCTCCACGTCGCGGCCGCCCAGCTCGCCGCAGCTGCCCCCGACACCCACCCCAACGAGGCCTGGTACCGGATGCTGGCCACACCCAAGCCGCGGGGCAGCCGGTCATGGCCGCCCGAACACTGGGACCGGGTCCTGATCGTTCACCAGTGGGCGGTCACCACAGCCCGCCCCGGCGGCGGCGCCCAGGCCGTCGCGGACCTGTGGGGTGTGTCGATCAATCCGACGGTCTACCGGTGGCTGGCCCAGGCCCGCAGCCTCCAAGGAGCCGACACGTGACGTTGCCGCCGACCGCCGGCCTGGAAGTGTGCCCACCCGGCGAGGACGTGCTCACCGCGATCACGTTACGGGCCGAGGCCGTGGCCGAGGAGGCCGGCTGGGGCGGCGAACGCGACGCCCCCAACCAGTGGTGGTGGCTGCACGACAACGGCCGCCTGGCCGGCGGCAGCCCCAGTCTGAGCAGCATCGCCATGGTCAAAAGCAAGCTGGGCCCGGACCTGGAGCTCCTACACCCGGTCGAGCTGGTCAACGTTTTCGAGCAGCACCTGCACGAGGTCGCCCAGACGTTGATGGGATTCGTGTTGGTCGCCGAGGCGTGGATGCTGAGCTACCAGCCCGACGACCAGGCCGGCCGGGAACGGGTCTTCGACGTGGCCACCCGGCGGGAGGTGTGGCGCCAACCCGACCGGATGGAGATACGCACCGCGCGGCTGCAGCTGCTCACCGGCCAGGCCCGCTGCGCCCTACGGATCAGGGGACAGGACCCGATGCTGGTCGGCGACGTTTCCCCATCGCGTGACGTCATGATCGAAGTCCCGGCCGCTTTGGCCCGGCTGGCCACAGTCCTGCGCCGCCGCAAGTACGGCCGGCGCGGCTGACCCCCCCGACCACAAGGTGCCGCCCCCCGGAGGCAAGTACAAGGGGGCGGCACCCGATGGCGAACCGAAACCGAACCGAACTGACAGGACCTGCACGGAGACGTGACGCCCCGGGCATTACGGCCCACAGTAAAGGCCCGGCCTGGGCCCGGGTCGGCAACCTTGCCGCACCGGGCGGTGAGGCTACGTCTGCCGAAGGTCGGGGCGGCCCGCGTCGTCCCACGCCGCGGCGAGCTGGCGTGAAATCTGCCCGCTGCCTCCGGGCGGGCCGGGCAGGTCAAGGGCCCGGAAGTGTCGTTGCCCGTAGAGCCGGCAGGCGGCCCGCTCATCTGCGGTGAAGCTGGTGCGCAGCTCGTCGCGCTCATCAGCCGGTGCGGCCGCGGCCTTCTTGGCGGCCTTCTTGGTCGCGGCCTTGCGTGGCTGCGGCACCCGTTTCGCCGGCGCCGCGACCGCGGCCACCGGCGGGTCGTCGACCGCGACCGGGGCCAGGTCGCCGCGGTCGGCGACGTCGCCGGTCAGTGCCCTGATCGCCTCATCGATGGCCTCTTCGACGAGCTTCCGCCCGCCCGGCCCGAGATCCAGATTCCATGTCCGGTCGCCCACCGCGACGGCGACGTCTTCGACGTCGCCTGCCAGGTGGGTCACATCACACACCCTGGTCCATGCCACGTGTTCTGCCCTGCCTTTCCGATCCAGTTCAATAGGTGATTACCCCGTGACGTTGAGTATCGATGCCACGGGTCGGAATCCCAGACCCTACTCGCCTGCCGATCACCTACCTACGGGCGACGCCGCGGCATTAGGGCCCATCTGTCCGGTCCGGGCGGGTGACACTGGGCTTAGCCGGTGAAGGGAGGCAGGCCGTGGCGCGACTGCGGTTGCGGATCGGGTTCCCCGAGACGATGCCACCCGAGCAGGCCCTCAGCGAGGCCCTCGCCGACTGGCATGAGGTCGTAGCCCGGGCCGGGTCCATCCCGGTCGGTGAGCCCTCGACGCGGGTGGTCACTGACGATGCGGAGCGGGCCGCGCTGGGCGAGTACGTGGTTGAGGTCGTGGGGGAGCGGGCCGGTGGCGACGTCTAACGACCATCCAGGGCTCCCTTTCGTCCAGGCGCAGGGCTACACCCGGGGCCGCCCCGACGGGTCTCCACTGTGGATCGTGTGGCATTCGATGGAGGCCTCCGAACACTCGGCCCGGGCCGAGTCGACCGCCGCGTACTTCGCCAACCCCAGCGACGGCCGGGCCGTGTCGGCCCACCACTGCTGCGACGACAACTCAGACATCCAGTGTGTCGACGAGGACGACTCGGCCTGGACCGTCGGGAACCGGCCCGGCAACTACCGGGGCGTGAACATCGAGCTGGCCGGGTTCGCCCGCCAGTCCCGCGCCGACTGGCTCGACCCGTTCGGCCGGGCCATGTTCGCCCGCCTGGCCCCGATCGTCGCGGCGTCGATGACCCGCTGGCACATCCCGAACCGGTGGTGCACGGTGGCCGACCTGAAAGCCCACCGGCCCGGGCACACCACCCACAACGACCTGCGCGAGGCGTTCGGCGGCACCACCCACACCGACCCGGGCGCAGGCTTCCCGCGCGACCACATCCTTGACGTGATCGCCCGGGCGCTCGGCCACACCACGGAGGACGACGACATGCCCATGTACCTGATCGAGACGGGACTGGCGAAGACCGAGGCTAACCCCAACGGTGAGCGGGTCATCTGCTCGACCGGCGTCCACTACTGGTGGGTGCCCGACTTCCAGCCGCTGGCCGACCGGGGCGTCCCGTTCCCGGAGCAGCGGGTACCGACGGCCCAGGTACGCAACGCGTTCGGGGTCGAGGTCGTCGCCGGCAACTCTGCGCCGCCAGCCGGCGGTGGCACGGAGCCGCCCGCCGAGCACACCCACAGCCTGACGATCACCCTGGGTCCAGCCCAGCCCGTGCCGCCCACCGGCTAATTTGGGCGCAACTAGCAGCAAACTAGCCGCAGCCCGGCCCTGCCTACGCGCCGGTCAAGTGAACGCGCAGACAGGGCCGAGGTAGCGGGGGACTTTACGGTGCTACGGCCATCACGCTGAGGGCCCAGTCGTCGTATCGGGCGGTCACGCCGGCGCCGACCTCAGCCACCTGCACTGTGATGGTGTGGGTCAGGGTGCTCCCCACGATCCGGGTGCGTTGCATCGAGTGTGACTCCCACGAGCTGAACGTTTCGGTTCCGCCGTCGGTGGAGTCGAACGCGAAGTCCGTCCCCACCACCGGGGCGGCCTCAGCCCCGTCGACGAGGATGCGGACGTTGCACCAGCCGGACCCGCCGTAGCAGGCGACCTCGGCTGAGAAGGTGGCCAGCAGCACTGACCCGGCACCGGCGTAGATGGTCAGCGAGCCAAGGTTGGCGTATGTGCCGCCGGTCCAGACGGTTGCCGCGTCCTCGGTCAGGACCCGTACCCGGGACACTGACGTGCCGCCGCTGGTGGTGGTGGCGGCGACGGCGATGCCGGCACCGGCCAGGATCATCGCCACCGCAACGGCGGCCACTGTTGCTGTTCGTCGAGCCTTCAAAAAGCGCATAGCGGGTACTCCTCAAAGAAGCGGATCAATTGGTGTGAGGGGCGTCCGGCGAGAGCCGGAGCTGAATTTTGTGGCGGGTGCCCCAGCCGGTACGCCAGCATGTCGCCACCGCATACCAGCGGACACTGCGCAGCACGACGGCGGCCCACAGTGCGGCGGCCGGGGCGAGCAGCCAGGTAGATATCCGCCAGCGTGTGCTCCGGTCCGACCGGGCCACGGTGAGGTAGCGCAGGGTTTGGCAGTACGCCAACCCGACCGTTACCCCAGCTAGCCAGGGGACCGTACGCAGGTCGGCGCGGGCGACCGGCCACACCAGCACCACACCGGCGAAGACAACGGCGGCGAGCAGCGCCTGGGTCCAGCGGTAGACGTGGATCCAGTACGCGGGCGATGACAGCGGCAGGTACTTCGCCCGCCACCACGACCGGATGAACGACCCCCTCATCCACCGCACGTATTGGCGCAGGTGGTGCCCGAGCGTCTCAGGCATTAGCGCGAACGCGAACGCGGTGGGCTGCTGGACGGTGCGGCCCCGCTTCATCGCGTACAGGGTCAGCATCGAGTCGTCTGAGAACGCCACCTGCTCATCGAAGAACGTCTCAGCGAGGTAGCCGTCCAGGTTGTCACGCACCACCGGCGCCCGGTACACAGCGACCGGGCCGGAGTTGACCCACACCGACCCGAGCGTCGACAGCGCCGACCTGTCAACCAGCTGGGCGGTGACAAACCACAGGTCCGTGATGCGGGCCAGGGCGGTGCGGTCATTGTTGAGACCCAGCACGATACCGGCCACCGACTGGACCCGTGGGTCGGCGAAGGGCTGCAGCAGCTCGGCCAGGGCGCGCCGGTCGGAGATGCTGTCCGAGTCGGTGGTCCAGTACACGTCGGCTTGCGGGGTCGCCCGGACGCCGGCGGCCTGGGCATGGCGCTTGCCCTGGTTGTCTTGCCGGGTCCAGACCAGGTCGACACCGACCGCCTGGGCCGCGGTCTCGGCCTCGGCCCGGACGTCGCTGTAGTCAATCGGTGAGCCGTCGTCGGTGACGCAGATGGTCTGCGGCCGGCGGGTCTGGTCGAGCATGGACCGGATGCCGGCGAGCAGGGCGGCCGGGTCCTCGTTGTAGGCCGGCACCAGCGCGGTCACGTGGAGTTCGTCGAGCCCGCGACTCTGGGCCGGGGTGGCCCGCTTGGGGCGCTCCAGGAAGCACAGCACCATCTGCAGGGCGAAGGTAGCGAACCCGGCCGCGTAGATGACCGTCAACGCGCCGCCGCTGCGGCCCTGCCACACCCCCAGCAAGGCGAGGGCGTGGTGGCCGCACCACCACGCCACAGCAATCGCCGCTACCGCCCCGGCCGCGGTCGCCCACGACGGTGACCGCCAGGCGGTCAGGGCTGGTTGTAGTTCCGGCCTCGCCGCCACCGCCACCGCAGCGACACCAGCATCAGCAGGGCGCCGAGCACGACGATGCCTACCCCGATCCAGGCCAACCCGGCCATGCTCAGCTTGATCCCCGCCACGGTCAGCACTCCTGCGCCAGTGACGGGAAGCGTCCCTCCAGAACCGCCGTTCACCCACTGCCCCTCTCCTCGAGGTCGTCCCGATACGGGTGGAATTGTTCCATTCGTATGGGTGGTGGGTGGTGACGCCATGCGTCGGGCAGTTTCAGACGATCGGCATGTACCGCCCGTCCAGCTCACGCCGGTGGGTCGGATCCGCCAGGGGCTCCTCTCCGGGCAGTGTGGGCCCGCACGCCATGGTGTGCATCAGCACGTTGAGATAACCCGGCACCGGCGTCCAGAAGCCGCCCGGGATGCAGTCGTAGCCGCACAGGGCACACGGCGCCGGCCGGAGCCGGTCCGGGGCGACCTGGCGCTGCTCGTAGACCCACCGCGGCGGCGGGTAGGTGGGCAGCGTCCTGACCATCAACACCAGGACGATCGACGCGACGAGCAACCCGACCATGACCGCGGTGACACCGCCGACAGCGCTGATCACCCACCCCACCCCGGCCGAGGTGATCAGCAGGCCGGCCATCATGGCCAGCCGATGTTTCCAACCCCGCTCGGACCAGATCAGCAGCCGCCGCACACAGTCTCCTCGTTGCTCAAGTAGTTGATCGCGCTGAGGGGGTCTGGACGATGGTACGCAAGACGTTGGCCGCGCTGGCCGTGCTAGGTGGTGTGGCCCTGGTGGTCGTGTTTGCCGGGTTCACGTTGGTGGCAGGTGTCGGCACCGGCACCAAGTCGTTCGCCGGTGGGCCACCCACCACGACACACCGCCAACTCCTCACGCCCACACCGGCGCCGTCGCCCACCCCCGAGGTCACCCCGACCCCAGCGCCGACAACACCGGTGGTGGTCACGTCAACGTCGGCGATGCGGACTCTGCCCGTGACGGGATCCGACCAGGCCTGGCCGCTGTTCTGGGCCGCCCTGGCTCTCGTGGCCGCCGGCTCCGCCATGCTGGTCGTCACCCGCCGCCGCCCAGAGTCATGACGTCTCCGGGTCGACTGCCAGCCACACGTGGGGGAAGGCCGGCTGAGGCCCCATCCGTACTGAGGTGACCACACCGGGCGGGAACACGCACAGCAGCTGCCCGTCGGCGCCGGGTTCGAACGACATGGGCCACCCGGCCAGGATGTGGCTCGGGTCGTGAGGGTCGTCGTGGTGGCGGGGCGTTATCGCCATCTCCGGTTTGAGCCCGGCGAGGCGGGCCCCGGCCATGACCAGCCCCGCCGCCATGAGGGATCCGTCGGCCAGCCAGACCCGCTGCACCACCCCGATCAGCTCCTCCTTGGTGGGGCTGCGCCGTCTCGGTTCGACCGTGAACAGCGGCGCCCCACCGCCCTCCTGCACCCGCCAGTCGCCAGCCAGCAACATCCGCCCGTCATCGGACGGCCTGTCGACCGGGCCGAGCAGCGCCGTGAAGGGCACCAGCTGCCGGGCCGCAAGGTTGCGGCGCATCAGCATGACCCAGGTAGCCACGGTGGCGACCAGCCCTAGCAACGCCAGAGCATTGAGCCAGCCCACCGCGAGCAGCACACCCAAAACGGTGGGCTGCCGTATCGCCGGGATCGCGAACAGGGCCGTGCAGGCGACCGCCCAGGCGACCCCCAGCCCGTACACGGCCGGGATGGCCCAGCTGGTCGGGTAGCGGCGGGCGACCCACCGGCCGGCCTCAAACAGGGCGAGGATGCCCAGGAAGGCGCCGGCCAGTGCCAGCCGATCGAAGATCATGGCAGGGCCTTTCTCGGAACGGTGGGCAGGTCGGCCCGGGCCACTTCACCGGCGCGGCTCTGCCCGGCCTGGGCAGCGTCGATGAGGGCCAGGAACTCGGCGTACCGGCGGCCCAGCTCGTCGCCGTCGCCGCTCACGTACTGGGCGTCGACGGTGGGCTCCTCGCCGGCGGCGCTCACGACGGCCGCCATGCCTGGGCGAGGCGGGGCACCGTACTGACGATCCGTTCGGCCATCTCGTGGAGGCCTTCGGTCAACAGGTCGACCGGCTCGGGGCCAGTGTTGCCGCCGAACACGACGACCGCGGCGGCGACCACGGCGTCTTCCAGCTCGGCGATGTAGGCCGCGTCAGACGGGCAGCGGGCCGGGCTGCTGGTGGTCCATCCGGCGGCCATCAGTTCTCCTCGGGGGTAGTGCGTAGGACGTCGGCCACGGTGTAGCCGTTGCAGGTCAGGCGGGGCGCTGCCCGCACCGCCAAGGCGAGCGCCGTGTCCAGGTCGAACCGGTGGGCGGCAAGCCAGTCATCGGCGCGGGAGCTGGGCTGCGACTCGAAGTCCTCAACCCCATCGGCGTCAAGACACATCCGGCCGCGACAGACCGCCCATCGGCCGTCGCCGCGCCACTCGACGGTGAGCGAGAAGTGGCCGGCCTCGCGGTGGTCGAGCGGCAGCGCCGACACGGTGTAGTGGGTGGCTGTGGTGTGGACCAACGCCGTCGGGGCGATGTTGGTGCTCATGAGGCTTCTCCTTCGGCTTCGATGCGGGCGGTGTGCCACCGCGTCTCCAGCTGCCATGAGGGGCTGCGGTCGGGCGCGTTGGGTGTCCGGTCGTACCTTCCGGTCGTGACGGGTGAGGCGTGCCCGGCGGCGCGTTGCACGTCACCCATGGGCATACCGCCGTCGAGGGCCGCCGTGATGTGGGTGGCCCGGGTCGAGTGGGGGGTGAGCTGGTCGATGAGCCGGTCAGGCAGGCCCGCCTCGCGGGCCAGGCGCAGCAGCAGCAGCCGCACCGCGGTCCGGTGGATGCGCCGGCCGGTCCTGGTGGCGACCAGCGGCCGGTCCCCGGCGGCGACCTGACCTGGCAGGGCGGGCAGCCGGTCCAGGTCGGTTCGGTCGGCCAGGTAGGCCTCGATCCGGGCCAGGGTGCCGGGGGCGATGGTGACCAGCCGGGTCCGGCCGCCCTTGCCCCGCACGTACAGCACCGTCATGCCCCGGTCCAGGCCGATGTCGCCGACGTTCGCGGCGACCAGCTCCCCGACCCGGATGCCGGTGGTCAACAGCAGCCACACGATCGCCGCCGCCCGGGGTGTGTCGGCCAGGGCCGCGGCGAGGAGCTTCTCCACCTGCCCGTCCGACAGGGCCGGGGCCCGCCGCGGTGCCGGTTTGGGCCGCTCGCCCCGGTCGAGCAGGGCCGGGTTGCGGTCGGTGGCCTCTTCCCGGATGAGCCACCCGTACCACGACGACACCGCCGCCAGCCGCCGCGCCCGGGTCGACCCGGACTCGTGGGCCAGCGACCCCAGCCACAACGACACATGCCGGTGCCGGGCATCGGTCGGGTAGACCCCGTTGGCCCGGCACCACTTCAACCACGACGCGAGGTCACGCCGGTAGGCGTCTTTGGTGTGCTCGGAGAGCCGGGCGACCAGCCAGTCGTTGGTCAACTCGTTAAGCCGTTCGTTGTCGGCCGGATCACCGGCCGGCACCAGGTCGCGGGTCACCACGGGCCCTCACAGTCGGAGTGCTGGCAGTGCTCGTTGTGCCAGGCCCGGACGTAGTCGTCGGCCGGGCCCTCCTTCGCCGGCGCCCACGGGTCGGCTACCGGGTCGATGCCGAGCGCCAGACACAGCGCATAACGCAGCCCTTCGATCTCGCCGCGTAGACAGGCCCGCAGTAGCACCGCAGGCTCATCCCGCTGGTTCAGGATCTCGTCGATGCCGTGTTGGAGGTCGACCGCCCGGCGGCACAGGCCGTCCTTGATGTCAGCGGTCCCGGCTGTCATCGGGTCACCGGGGCCCGTTGGCCCAGCACCAGCCGCTCCAGGTCGGTCAAGTCCCATACCGCCAGCACGATCCACAGGTCGCCCCGCAGGTGGGTCAGCAGCGCCGGGTCGCGCGGCGGGGTCGGGTCCCACTTCTCGACCTCCCACAGGATGTGGTGGGAGCGGAGCTGGGCGTTGCGGCGGGTCGGTCGGTGCCTGGGCGGTACGGGCGGCACAACCGTCGTACCCCGCCACTGGTATCGGCCTGCTGGCAACTCGAGGCCCCGCACGATGACGTGGTTAGCGCCGACCGCAGCACTGACCGGCCGGCCGCTGGCGTACTCGTCGGTGTAGGTCACCTCCCGCCCAGCCCAGCCCCGCTCAACCGTGCACGTCTTCGCGTCGGCCCGCGCGATCGCGATACGGGGCAGACAACTGTCCTCGAAGTAGCCGCCGGCCCTGACCGACTGGGACAACGAGATGATGGGCAGGCCCCGGGCCGCGGCCCGGTACGCCATGGCGAGCAGCCGGTCTTCGGCGGTTCGCTCGCCCCGCAGGCCAGTGGTGTATTCGTCGAGGCGGGCTTTGGCCTCATCCGGGTCCAGCTCCAGCGTGGCTAGGTCCATCGGGTCACACCTTCTTTCCAGATGTCGGCTCCCCCGTCGCGGCGGCGCGTACGAGCGCGAGCCAGGCTTCGCCCCGCCCGGGCGGCGGGTTGCCGTTGAATACCCGGTCGATCGCGGAAGCCCGGGTGGTGTAGCCGAGTCGCTTCAACTCGGCGGCGTCGTTGAGGACCAGCGCCACGGCGAGGGTCTCGCTGGTGGACCAGCCGCGATACCGGCCGCCGTGGGCGAGCACGTCACAGGCCCGGTCGGCGGTGGCCCGTTCGAAGCTGTGCTCGGCCAGCTGGGCGTACGCCTCGTCCATGATCTTGGCCCGCTCTTCGGCCTCCTCGCAGGCACGGTCGTGGGCGGCGCTCTCGGCGGCCAGGCGGCGGCAGTCGTCGGCGTGGCCCGCTTCGCAGTCAGATGGATGGCCGTCGTACGGGCCCCGGTCGGTGATGTGCTGCCCGCACCCCAGCGGGCCGCCGCAATACCAGTAGATCCGCAGACCGGACCAGTTGCTGTCGTGGCCGATCGCGGCGGCGGTCAACTCGAAGGCCCGCTCGACCCGCGAGTACTCGCCGCTCCAGGGGATCTCCAAAAGGTCGGCGACGTCCCGCCATGAGGTGCCCTCGGCGCGCAGCCCGGCGACCGACCCATACAGGTGGTGTTCGGCGAGGCGGATCACCTGCTGGGCGGCCCGGAGCCCGGCGAGCGGCGTCGGCTCGGGCCAGGTGTGGTCCGAGCCAGGCCGGATCCGGCGTTCCACCATCGCGTTGGCCGGGACAGCGGCGCGCACTGCGTCGCCGACGAGTTGGCGGGCCTTCCGGGCGGCATCGTCGTCTGTCAGCCGTAGGGCAGGGGTGGTGGTCATCGTCAGTACTCCTCGCCGTCTGGCGGTTCCGGACTGGGGTTGCGGTCGACGCGGGCGGCCTCGTCGGCGAGGTCATCCCTCACTTCTTGGGGCATTGCATCGACGGCGGCCATCATCTCGTCGAAGGTGGCGACAGTGTCGTCGAAGCCGGCGGGCAGGGTGGCTCGACCGACGGACCTCAGCGCTGCGGTGAGCGCGTCTAGCGCCGGCTCGACGATCGTGGGCGGGGCTTCGGTGAGCGGCCCGCGTGCCGTGAGCAGCCCCTCGGCCGGCCTGCTCAGGTCGCCGTAGTCGTCGGTGAACGTGCCCTCGTCGCTGCTGTCATCGGAGCTCCAGCTCACACAGCAGTCGGAGCAGACGAAGGTGTCCCCGTCGAATAACACCTCGTCGTAGCAACGCGGGCACAGCGGGTTGCGGTAGAGCAGTTCCCCGGGCGGCTCGGTGTGACCGGCGGCGATCCGACGTCGTTTCGAGCAGTGACACATCATGCTTCGCGAGTGCCATTCGCATTCGTCGTCGTGTTTGCCCTGCTCCACCTCAGCCAGATGGTCGTCCAGGGCACGTTGCACGAACGCGGCCATCCAGTCAGTAGATGCGGCGCTGTCGGTGGTACTCATGACATCACCGCCGGCAGCCCCTCGGCCTGGCAGGCCTTGCAGCCCTCCACGCACACCTCGACGAAGTGGGTCCGTCGGTAGCAGCGGTGGCACAGCTGCTTGCTATGGGAGGAGCAGCACACGCCCCGGGCCGGCGTCGGGCAGCGTTCGCACCCGACCGCGGGTGTGGCCTGGCGGGCCGCTGCGGTCGAGGCCCACCAGTCGTTCACGGCAGCCCGGATGCGACGGGATGCGGCCTCGCCCAGGTCCACCCGGGGGTCGTCGATTATCACCAGGCCCTCAATCGGTTCAGCCATGGCGGGTCTCCCTGCCGAGAATGCTGGCGATGGCGTCGACGGCCTGGTCGACCTGGCCGATGGTGACGTTCAGACCGAACAGGTAGGCGCGCAGCTGCTGGCGCTCGCCGTCGCTCAGCGGCCCGGCGGCCGGGGAGCCGTTGAGCCAGGCGACCCGGCGGGCCGCGTCGTCGTCTGAGCCGTGGTCGCTTTCCGGCTGCCACGAGCTGGTGCCGGGCTCACCCGAGCCGACGGTCCACAGCTGCTCTTCGGACTGCACATACAGGTAGGTCATCATGACCGGTACTCCGGTCCGGTCGGGCGGTCGTTGACCATGGTGGTCGGGTCCTTCCAGGGGTGGGTTTGGGTCGTCATCACACTACCATGACACGACATCATAATGAACCTTATGGAGTCATGGCAGGGTACGGTGGCGGAATGGACGAATCGGACATGACCGTGACGTACGACCACGACGACGGCGGCTGGGTGGCCCGGCGGGCCGGTGAGACGCTGGGCACCAACCACATCATCGGCCCGGGCGAGGCCTTCGCCGCGGTCCAGTGGGCGGCCTGGCTGACCGGTGAGCCGGTGCCGTGGAACCCGGCCCTCCGGCTGGCCGTCGACCAGATGGAGGGCCTGCCCACGACGATGGGTCCGGACTTGAAAACGATGATGGAGCGCCACCACCAGAACGCCCCCGGGCACCGCACCGACGAGTTCAGCATGCGTGAGCTGAACATCGGCCAGGCGCAGGCCTGCACGTCGCTGGCCGATGAGGCAGCCCTCGAGCGGGCCCGGTCGGTGCCGTCTGGCACCTCGGGCGGCTGGGTACGCAGCGAGCACCCGGCGGTGACATGCGACTACCGGCCGGCCACCCACCGGCACCTCAAGTTCGTGGCGGCGGTGGACTGGGCGGCGGGGGTGGAATGACCGGGGCCGACACCCCGCAACGGGTGCCGGCCCCGGGTCTGTACTCCGCTTGAGGAGGCAGGAGAGAGATCACTGTAGACAGCCGCGGCGGGGCGTCGTGGCCTGCCACGCCGGGCCGGCCCCTACGCTGGTGGGCGTGGCCGGGGCCGTCCCGCGCTGGCACCGTTGGGGCCGGCCCCGACACCTGTAGCCCCCTCACCCCTGACCCCGATGAGGTGAGCGTGGCGATGCGTGGCAGGCGCCTTCTGACAGCCGCCCTCGCGGCGCTGGTGTTGACCCTGGCCGGTTGCCGGACGTTGACAGGACCCGGGCAGCATCTGACAACCCCACCCGCCCCGGCCCCAGCGCCGGCGCCTGGGCTGGCCGCGTCAAGGATCGTCGGGGTGTGGCGGCTCACCGTCAACGGCACCGGCGGGGCCCTGGCCGCGTTCTGGCCCGGCGGCCTGGTCGAAACCACCGACCCGGCCATGGGGGTGTGGCGGGCCCGCACCAGCGGCCCCGGCGACATCGAAGGCACCTGGGACATCCCGCTGGTCGACCTGTCCGTCACCTACGTGATCGCCGTCGACCGTGACTCGTTCACCGGCACCGGCGTGGCCTCCGACACCCGGCCCGGGGCGGTGCTGCATCCGATCACGATGGCCGGCACCCGGGTCGCGATCGACCCGGCCGTCCTGGCCCAGGTCACCCCGCCCCGCACGTCATGACCGCGCGGCTGCTTCTAATCCGTGCCGCCCGGGCCCGCTGCTTCAAATAGGAGCGGCAATGTTAGGTGTCCGACGGTCAGGGTCCCCTTCCGGTTCGCCGACGCTGTCACCGCGCGGATAAGTCGACCCGCTTGCGCGCCCTGCCGTCAGATCACCCTAGCGGTCCGCGCCGGCGCCCATGGCGGCGTAGAAGTTGTCGGCGGCGGCGTCCTCGTCCCACCACTCGTCGGCCGGCACACCGACCGGGGGGCGCTGCAAATCCAAGTCGAACCGGGCCCGCTGCATCTGGTCCATGCCGTCGACGACCGTGGCGTAGGCGGCGGTGAGGTACCCGCCCAGCGACACGACCGTGGGGTCCAGGCCGCGGGCCAGGAGCCGGCCGGTGAGCTGGGGGACCTGCAGTATCCCGCCGGCCAGGGCCCGGGCAGTCCACCAGCGAGTGCCGGCCGCCTCGGCCAGGGCGGCCTGGGCGGCGCGGCGCAGCTCGGCCGGGTCGATGGCCGCTGCGGCGATGAGGTCGTCGAGGACTTCGGCGTCGGCGGCGGGTAGCAGGCCGGGCATGATGTCGCTCCAGGCGCCGGTCACGATGGGCACCAGCCACTCGGCGGCGGGCAGGGCCGGGATCGTGTAGACGGTGCCGTCGACGTCGACGTCGATGCGCCAGCAACGCAGCGCGGCCACCGGGTCGAGCAGGGTGGCGGCCATGGCTACTTGCGGCGGCGGGCCTTGGGGGCCGGGCCGGTGCGGGGCGCGGCCTGCCGGCGTGAGGCGATCAGCGCCGACACGGTCAGGGTGAGGATCTCAGATGCGTCGACCAGGTCGATGGCCCCGCCGACCAGCTCATCTTCGAGCCAGTCCTTGTCGGCCTCGGCGACCAACACCGACGTGATGATGTTCATGGTCTGGTTGAACAGCCTCAACGCGGTGCGGGTGTTGGCGTCGCCAGTGCCGGCGCAGGCCTGGCAGGTCTCCTCGGCCAGGGTGCCAGTGCCCTGACAGTCCGGGCACGGTTTCGGGGTTTGGCTCTCACGTTGGAAGGTCTGCGCCCGGGTCGCGATGCGTTGCCATAGGGCCATCTGGTCCTCGCTGGGCCGGTTCACGGCCATCACCCGGCCGCGGAAGGTGATCGTGCCCGGGTCGGCCCCTCCACCGTCCCCGCCACTTTCACCTCCCGCGGCCTGCTGGGTGGAGGCGGGCGCCGGCGGCGTCTCATCGGCACGGACGGTTCCCAGGTCGTCGTTCCAGCCGTCGCCGTCCCAGTAACGCAACACCTGCGGGTCGGCCGGGTCGGCATACCAGCCCTCAGGCGGCGACGGGGCCAGGCGCGGTGTTGCGGTCACCTTGGCGGGGGCCTTCTTCGCAGCCGCTGGGGCCTTCTTGGCGGGGGTCCGCTTGCGGGCGGCTGGTGTCTTCGCCGTCGTGTCATTCGCCATGAACGACACAGTAAAGGCTGCTCTGCACCTAGCTGTCCGGTATGACCAATTCCCGCTGGGCGGTTGCCCAGGCAGCGTCGACGATGGACCGAAGCCACCGCGTCTCGGCCACCAGCTGGGTGACCTCCTCGACCGCCAGCTCATAGGCCCGGGTTGAGCGGCGATGCCGCACCGGGACTGTCACCTGCACGTAGGCCCGGGCCGCCGCCCAGTACGCCGCGTCGCTCGCGGTCACGGCGTCACGATCCGCACCTCGGTCGCCTCGCTGACGTGGTGGCCGGTGGCCGTCGCATGGTGGCGCAGCCACGTGTCGCGGTCGTCGGCCATGGTGAACGGTTGCGCCACCTTCGGCCCGCCGCACTCTGCGCAGACCGCGAGATGGAACACCGTGACGTGGGCATAGCACTGCAGGTAGAGCGTCTGTTTCACCGGCGAGAGCCTAGGCCGTCTTCGACAACGTGAACCCGGCTGGGCCGGCGACCTCCTGCAGCGCCCGCAGCAGCCAGGGCCGGCCGCGGCGGGCAGGGTGCCGGGCCGACTTCGCGAACACGACGTCGCCGCCCTTGCTGACCCACCGCAGGGCCTTCCGGCGTTTCGGCCGGATCGTGTAGGCCTTGTTGCCGTTGTGGACGGCCCGCGCGTAGTCGGTGTCGTTGAACACCTCACCGGTCACCTTGGTGGCGGTGCGCAGGACCCGCATGTTGTTGTGGGCCCGCAGGTTGCCGGTGTCGACAGGGGTGAGCACGTTGGCCCTGTTGAACACCCGCAGGGTGGTCGCGGTGACCAGCTTCACTGCCGCGTCGAGGGCCACCGCCCGCAGGGCTGGCTGGTTGAGGGTGATGCTGAAACCGACCGGCACGCCATCAAGTGTGGGCGGGCCCAGCCGGTGACCTGTCCACGATCGGGGCCGGCCGTGGAGGGTTCACCCGCCGGTGGGCGGCGGCCACGACGCCGGGTCGATGGCGTTGAGCTTGATCGGCGGGGCGTCGCAGCCGGGGCTCCACCGGGACCCTTCCAATATCCACAGGCACTGGGGGGCGTCGCGGAGCAGCGACGGGTCGGACCCGTCGAGCATGGTGGCCGACTCGCCCGGCGCCCATGCCCCCGACACGGACAGGGCGACCAGGCCGCCGCATTTGCATTTGGCCCCGGTGAGCAGCCGCTTCGCCAGGGCGGTCGCTGCCGCCGCCGGGTTCGGGTGGCCCCGTACCCCGATCTCGGCCTGGCCGCCGTACTCGGCGACCGCGTACCAGGTGACCGGTGTGGTCGAGGTGTAGCCGATGCGGAAGCCTTTCGCCCCGGCCCGCTCGGCCAGGTCCGCGGCGGCCATCACCGCGGCCTCCTCTTCGGGGCCCAGCGGCGGGGCAGTGGTGTGCATGTCGGGGCTAACGATCAGTCGGGGCAGTCGCACGCGTCGAGGGCCACGGTGACCTGCATGTAGCCGCCCAGGCAGCCCCCGTCGACGGGCAGGGGCTGCCACAGCCCGGCCACGTACATCCGGTCTGGCTGCAGGTCGGTGAAGCAGCACAGCGCCCTTCGCATGGCCGCGGCGTCGTTGAGGATGGCCTCGGCCAGGGCGTTCCACTCGTCGCTTGACGGGATCTCGTCGGCCTCTGGGGTGGGGGCGCATCGGGCCACGCCCATTTCCAGGATCGCCGCCCATTGCAGCGGCCAGCATGCCACGAACGTCAGGTCAGGCTCAGGGAACCGGGCCGATGGGTAGATCGACACGACCCGCACCCAGCCGACCCCTTCGCAGCATTCGTCGCGGGTCTCTGACAGCAGCAGCTCGATCTGGGTGCCGACCCGCAGCGACACATGCTCGGGCGGGTCGGCGACGTCGGCGAGGGTGGTTTCGAAGCATTCGAGCAGGCTCGTCGCGACCGGCAACACGGCCGGGTCGGTGATGGTCGGCACGGTTCCGATCGTGGCCGCAACCGGTCGCCGTACAGGCCGAACGGACCGGTTGTGTGGCCGTCATTTCGGCGCGATGACGTATCGTCGGCGCGGCCCCACCGTGTGCTGGCCGTCGGGTCTGGCCGGCTGAGCAACCGGTGCACGGTGGGGGCCACCAAGACGTGGCCCCGCCTTCGGTGTCAATGGTCCCCCGGGGGTGGGGCCACACCATGTCGGCCCCACCCGGTTCCCTGCATCGCCGGGTGGGGCCGCCCCGTCAGGTCAGGACCCGCCGCGCCACGTCACAACCCGCGGGGTGGGCAGGTCGGGTGAGAACACGGTGGGCCGCTCCGTGATGTTGAACGGGTTATCGGCGTCGATGGCGTCGTCGACCAGGCGCAGCCCCGTGCGGATGCGGCCCTTGCCGTCCTTGGGGATGTCGGCGATGGTGACCTCGACGCCCTGCCGGGTCAGGCGGGTCATCCGGGACGGCAGGCCGCAGGGCCGCCCGACGCAGGCCTTCGCGTACTCGCAGCCCAGCACGTTGAAAGCGTGTTGGATGTGGTCCGGGATGGGGTCGCCCCGGTGGTAGACGATCTCGAACTCTGGAATGGCCTGCCCGAAGATCTGGCAGGTGGGCCAGCAGTCCCCGTCGGTGCGGACCAGCAGGAACCGGTCGTGGACCTCGTACGCGGTCGCCGGGACCGGCACCCCGTCGATGAGGACGTCGACCACGTCGGCGACGGGCCCGTCGAGGGCCACCTCACAGTCGGCCTTGCAGGAGCAGCGCCCCCCGCAGGCCAGGTTGTGCCACACCCCGCCCGCCAGCACCGGCGTCATGGACACGCCGCCGCCCAGGCCCAACGGGTCGTAGCTGGACACCGGGAACGTCTGGTACAGCGGGTCGACCGGGGCCGGGTTGCAGGGCAGCACGGTGATCTCACACAGCCCGTACCGGCGGCCGGTCGCGGCCCACAACACGGTCGCGGCAAGCGCTTCAGCAGCTGCCTGCGCGGGGGCGGGGAAGTCCGTCCAGGTGCCGCCGCATTCGCAGCCGTCGACGACCCACCCACACGGCACACCCATGTTGCCCCCCCTACGGGTCGGTCATGACAGGCCGCACCAGTGCCGGGCCTGCCACCGCCAGCGGCGCCGGTCGGCGAGCTGGTCGTACGGGCGGACCCAGTAGCCGGCCGTGCGACCCGCCCAGGCCAGGTGGGCGTACACGAGCCGAACCGCCAGCCGCACCGGTCAGCTCGCGATCACCAGCTCCTGGCAGCCGCAGACCGAGTCAGGGGGCGCCAGGTCGGTGAACTGCATATGCCGGTGCCGGGTGGAGGGCAGGGCCTCGAACAGCGGCGAGGCGGCCCCGAACCGGTCGAGCTGAATGTCGTACGGGCCAACGCCCCAGTCGTTGCCGTCGGCGGTGATCGTGTTGATCGTCCACTCGGCCGGGGCGTTTTCGATGGTGGTGTCCGACATGGTGCCCTCAAGCAGCCACGGCAGCAGCAGGTACCCGTAGCGGGTGGTGCCACCCGAGCAGGTCGACTGGCCGCGGCGGCGGCCCAGGTTGGTCCACAGTTCCAACGCGACCGACGCGGTGGCGTAGGTGTCGGAGTCGGTCCCGAAGCCGATCGCGTTGGGGACGACCGCGTCGTCGTAGACCAGCCGCGACCCGCTCAAAAAGTTGATCAGCTCGGGCATGACCTCGCACAGCACGATCGCGACTTCGATCCAGTTCAGCTCCGGCTCAGACCGCTGGTTCAAACAGAACTGGCCGCCCGCGTTTTTCTTCTTGAACTCGTCGGGCGTCTCGATGTTGTCGGTCATCGCGACGGACACAAACCCGTCGGTGACGATCTGGGAGCAGGCCCCACCGACCGGGGCGCCGCAGTCGTCGATGAGGGTGGCCCGTAGCCGGGTGCCCTGGATGAGAGTCCGACACTCGCTCATGACGTGGCTGCTCCTTGCTGGGCTGTGGTGCGCCGCGGCCGGCGGGCCGCGGTACGGGTACGGGGCGGCGGGTCAGGGGCGGGGGCGTCGGGGCGGGGTTCGAGCAGCCCGGCGTGACCTTCGGCGGTGCGCACCACCCGGGCCAGCTCCACCGACGGGGGGTGGAGCTCCAAGACGGCGGGGGCCGGCTGGTCGCCGGTCAGGTAGGCCAGGGCCAGGGCGTCGGGCACGACCAGGCCGCCGTTGCCGGAGCGGACCTGCCCCGGGTCGGCGGCCAGGGTCCGTACCCGGCGGACCATCACGGACCGGTCGGCTGGGTTGGCGGGCAGGTGCAGCGTGACCGTCATGACGCGCCCGGCTCAGGTTCGAAGGTCGCCGACGCGGCGGCGCAGTCGTAGGCGACCGCGTACTCCCGCTCGGCGAGCAGCTCGAAGACGTTGGTGGCCTGGTTCCAGGTGTCCTGGGCCGGGGGGACGTTGACGTCGGCGGCCCGCCACACCGTGACGTTGCCGGAGATGTAGATGGTGCCGTCGTCGGGGTAGCCGCCGCCGAACACGACCACCGTCCCGGCGTGGGTGGTCCACAGTGGACCCTTCGCGATGAGCAGGCCGTTGGCGCCCAGGTAGTTGGCGAACCGCATCGGGGTGTGCAGGAAGCCGACGTAGCCGTAGGCGGCGCCGTCGTCGCCGTACAGCCACTCCTCCAGCTCGCCCAGCACCGACCGGATGCTGGTCTCATCGGGGGCGACCAGCGGCACCGCGCCGGCGGCGAGTGAGGCGGCCATCAGCCGTTCGGCGCCGGACTGTTCGCCGGTGGCCAGGCGCTCCCGTACCCGGGCCTCCATCTCGGCCGGGGTGGTCCCGACCCGGGAGCATTCGAGGGTGGCGTAGATGGCGGAGCTGTCGGCCTCGATGTAGGCGTCTTCCGGGTCGAACGTCTTGTCGGCCGGGTCGTCGGTCGGGCAGGTGATCGGGTACACGTGGGCGCTGCCGCAGCCGATCGGCCGGAACCGCACCCCCGACGCCAGGGCGTGGGGGGGCAGTTCCAGGGGACCAGCCGCGGCGGTGAGCAGCCCGTAGCGGAGCCCACGGGGTTGTGCTGCGTCGACAATCGGCGCGGGCATCATCGGCACGGGCCGCTCACCACCTTCCGGCTACTGGGGTCGGGTCAGACGTGTGGAGGTGCGTCAGGACCCGACCGTGTCGCAGCAGCCGGTCACCCCGCCTGGGTCGACGTTGACCCGGTAGAGGCGGCTGATCGGGCCCATCTGCATGACGGCCCATCCGTCCTCGACAAAGACGGCGGTGTACTGGTTTGTGCTCAAAAGCGTCGAGTCATAGATAGTGTCCAATGAAACGACGTCCTGCACTGGTTTGACCCAGGTCCCTGCCGGGTACAGGCAGAAGTCCACGGTCAGCGGGAGCCGCGTCAGCGGGGTCGGCCCGCCGGGCCCGATCGCCAAACCGGCCCCGTAGTCCTGCCAGTCGTAGACGAAGCGGGGTACGGCGTTGCGGTCGGCGAACCAGGACAGCACCTCGGCGTTGGTGACCTGCCAGCCCTCCACGCCGCGGCGGCGGCCCAGGGCGGCCCGGATCTGCACCAGCACCCACCACGGCAGGACGACCTCCATGGTGGTGGCGAAGCCCATGCGGTTGCGGTACTTGGCATCGACGATGGCCAGGTCGACCGCGGCGAGCAGGGCCGAGGCGGCGTCGTCGCCGTTGGGGTCCTGCGGGATGATGTTGGCCGCGCCGGAGCCGGACACGATGGCCGCAATCACCCCGAAATTGATCTTGTGGGCGAGGGCGACCGTGGCGCCCCTCGTGAACCGGGCAACGACCTCGGGGTAGCCGCGACGCTGCAGCAGACCACCGGTCAAACACATGTAATCGACGCCCAGCCTGATGTCCTCAAACGGCGGGCAGGGGATCTCAGTGCAGACCTTGGTCGTGTCATCCATCACCTCGGCCTCGGTGAGGTGGGTGTCGCCGGCGTTGCCGATCGAGTTGTAGATCGTCGCGAAGTCGGGGCCGCCGTCAATCGGGATCTGCCAACCACCGCGGGTGGTCTGGATCTCCGGGACGTCGAGCATGCCGTCGAGCGACTCGAGTTCCATCAGGTCGTAGATCACGTCCGATGGGGCGCACCAGCCCGCGGCGGCGGTCAGGGACCGGCCGTTGCGGACCGACTGGGCCACCGACTGGATCAGGCCACCACCGGGCAGGCGCCGCTCGTTGGCGGCGTACTCGGCGACCGCGTAGCCGTTGCCGAGCTGCTCATCCACGCGCAGCTCAGTCGGGAACTCCCGGCGCAGTTCGGCGATGTTGTGCCGCACGAACGAGCGCATGTCGAACCGGCGGCCCGGGTCGTCGCGGTCATACACCGTGACGGGGCGGGTCTTGCCAGCGAACCGCTTCGACCCGCGGGCCCGGCCGGCGGTCAGCGACTGGTACCGCTCCAGCTGGGTCGACAAGGCCCGGGCGGCGTCGCTGAACGATTCGAGCTGCTGGCCGGCGGAGTAGCCGCCGATCGAGGCGACGGCGTTGAGGCTGGCGTAGGCGCCCCGGGCGGGGGACCCGTTGGTCAGTGGTGTCGCGGCCCGCGAGTGTTGGGCCACCTGCCGTACCCGGGGCGCTGCGGCGGGGCGGCGGGCAGCGGTCACCGAGGCCAGGTCAGTGGCTGCCGGCTCATCGGCGGCGGGTGCGTCCCCGCTGTCGGGTGGTTCGGCGTCGGTGTCGACGTCGGCCGGGTCGGTGTCGGGCAGGGCCAGGTCGTCGATCTCGGCGGCCAGGTCGCCGATCTCACCGGCACGGTCGCGGCGGCCGACGATGACGGCGGCGATGTCGCGGGCCAGGTCACGGCAGGCCCGCAGGGCGGCCAGCGTGTCGTCGGTAGTTTCGGCCGGGCTGAGGCCGGTGAACCCGGTGGCGTGGCCGCGGACCTGCTCGTGCAGAGCACGCAGGTCATCGTCGGTGGCGGTGGCGAGGTCGGCGGGGACCTCGAACGGGAAGGTGTACTCCGCTGCTGCGGCGGCGGGAGCGTCGACGATCGGCTCGTCAGGCATGGAAGACCCCAATGATCTGGTCTCACACCTGGCCTGACCGCAGCAGCCGCCAGTATGCGTAAGCGTCGGCGGGGGCCGGCCACACCGTCACGCCCCGTCCCGCTTGTCAATCGGGACCGTAGTCGACGTGAGCAGGGCTGGGGGACAGATCAGCAGATCCATCCCCCAGCCGTGGCGCGCGCCGCATCAACCCCTCGAGATGGGCGCAGCGCCGGTCCCAGCTAGACGGTCGGCTCCGGAGTCGGCTCCGGCTCCGGGATCGGCGGTGGCGGAGGCGGGGGCGGCGGGTCGCCGTCGGCGTTCTGGTCGCCGACCTGGACGGACAGGTTGGACACGGCGGCGCCCAGGGCGTTGAGGGTGGCCAGTGTGGCGTCGGCCTTGGCCCTCTCCTCGGGGGTGAAGACGCCGGTGGCGCGGCTCAGCAGCACCCCCACGTCGGCGGCGGTGGTCGACAGCACTCGGCTGATCTCGGTGAGTGTGGTCTGCTCAGCGTTGAGCAGGTCATCAAGGTCGGTCATCTTCTGCTCCATACGGGTCAGGCGGTGATTGAACTGGCGGGCCAGGGTGACCAGGGTGAGCAGTACGGCCTCGAAGTTGGGGGCCAGCTCGAGCACGACCCTCAGCCTGTTGCCGGCCTCGCCTTGCCGGTGGTGATCCGCCACGGCCGGACTGTCGCATACGTCCTGGTCAGCCGGGGAGGTTCGGTCAGAACTCGCCCAGCAGGGTGATCATCTGCTGGGGGGTGGTGGCGTCCCGGTAGCGGCGGTACAGGGCCAGGCCGTCCCGGTTGCCGACCGCCCGGGTCAGGCGCTGCTGCGGCGCGTGCCACAGGTGCCACAGGGGGCCCGGCTCCCGCCACGGTGGCCCGGCCAGCACCTGCAGCGCCCGCCCCCAGCTGGTGTCCTCCTGCCCCCAGCCCACGAACCGGGGGTCGAGCGGTATCCGCCGGTACAGGTCGGCGGGCAAGATGACGCACCCGCCGCCCATCTCACCCTTCTGGGTTTGGGCGATCAGCTTGATGGGCGACGGTGCCAGGCCGCGGGCCGGGTCGCCCCGCGACGGTGGCGGCGGGGTGCCGGTGGCGATGAGCCGATCGGTGCCGGCCTCAGTGAGCCGGTACACCCGGGTGTGGGGCATCGCCCACGCGATGCCGCCGCCGGCGACCAGCTGCACCGCCTGACCCACCCCGGGCACCAGCACGTCGGCGTCGGCGACCACGAGCACGTCGGCGTCGGTCATGGACAGCGCGGCCGCGACCGCGGCCGCCTTGCACCATGGCCCGTCCGGTGGGATGCCTTCCAGCACGGGCCAGGTCGGATAGTGGTCGGCCCACCAGCGGGCCAGCCATGCCCAGGCCCGCTCCCGGTTCGGGTCGCCGCCGCGCCACGGCACCAGCACCGCCACGGTCGGGCCTCTCACCGGCGGGGCCGCCGGATGTAGGCGATGAGCACCGCCGAGACGCACACGCACAATGCGATGAACGTGGCCGCGTCGGGCCAGGTGACCGGGTCGGTCATCATGTCGGCGGCGCCGTCGCCGTGTCCTGTACGGCGTTGCGGGTGCGCCGGCAGGCCCTGCACAGGTAGTAGTGGCGGTAGGTGCCCTGGCCGAGGTCCTGGCTGCGGAACAGCACCATCTCGGTGTTGCAGTGGTGACACCAGGCGACCAGGTCGAGCCGAATATTATTCGGGTCGTGGCCCTCTTCGAGGTCGAAGTGGGCCTGGACCAGGTCCATGACCAGGTCGTTGGGGGGCCGCCAGCGGCAGGTCTCTATCGCGCAGACCAGCACCAGCAGGTCGGGTTGGCGTCCGGTCACGGTCGGGCCTCCTGCCGCTGCATGACCTTCAGCAGGCGGCGGGCGTCACCGCGGTACCCGGCCCGCAGCACCTCACCGGCCCGATCCCACGTCTCAGCCGCCGACAGGTTGTACCGGTCGCCGGCGATCTCCTCCGCTTCTATCTGACGAAGCTCCATCGCCACCCGGTCGACCAGGCTGATGCGGCGCCGGGAGGAGCCGCTCACGGCCGGGACCGCCGCCCACCAGCCACGATCAGGGCGATCGTGAAGCCCAGCAGGCACAGCGAGCACACCGCCCCGAGTGCGACCTCCGGCCAGGTCAGGCCCGTCACGGCCGGGCCCCGGCCGGCGGTGGGACCAGCGGCGCGATGCTCAGCAGCGCCCCGGACGGGACCTGGTCGACGTACATGTTCACCAGGCCCTTCGCCACGTCGGCGTCGATGACGATGCGGGACACCATCGGGTACTGGGGCAGCAGCCCGGCCTGATGGAGTGCCTTGAAGAAGTCCTCGACCAGCACGTAGGGCCGGCCGGTGGTCGGCGTCTGGTCCGTCACGGCCGGGCACCCGAGCAGGTCCAGCCCGGCCGGCTGGAGTACACGACCTCGGTGTGCCCGCCCCGGTGCCGGCAGTCAGATGCAGCCCACCGGTACACCAGCGCTGAGATCAGGCAGCCCACGGCCAGGACCGCCACAAGGAACGCCACCTGCCGCCAACCCCTCACTGCTGCCACCACCGCTGGTACGGGGCCGGGTCGCGGACCAGACCCGAGTCGACCGGGGAGCGGTGGACGAAGTGCTGGTTGAACACGTTGACGGTGACGTAGTCGGGCCCGTACCGGGCCAGCATCTCCCCGTATGCACGCCAGTGGGCGCCCATCTCAGCGGGCAGGTCGGTCAGGGCGTAGGCCTCGGCGCCGTTGGCGGCCTTCGTCAGGAACTGCGGCCCCGACCGGTACGGGAAGTGGCGCAGCTCCAACGCCGCCGACCGCACCCCCTCAAGCAGGTCGTCGGGCAGGAACACGTTGTGGTTGCCCTGCTCGATGCGGGCCCCGGGCCGCCACCGGAACGCGACCTTACCCAGGTCGGCCGGGGCGGCGGTGCGCCACACCATCGACCGGAACGGGTCCGGGTCGTCGACGTCGATCGAGGTGCGGAAGTGGTTGTACAGGGCGGCCTGACAGATGTTGACCCGCAGCCCGGCCAGCACGTCACGGATGGGTCCGTGCGGGCAGTACCACAACTCGTCGGCGTCGAACGGCACGATCCACAGGTCGCCGTCGTGTTCGGCGGCGGCCCGGTTGGCCAGGGCGGTCATCTTGTCGGCCTGGTAGTAGGCAGGGTCGAGGTCGTCGAGCACGGTGACCGGCACCGGCAGGTCAACGGCGGCCTTGGCGAGCAGGTCCCGGGTGCCGTCGATCGATCGGTTGTCCGCGACGTACAGGGCGTCGACCTCGCCGGCCAGGTGGGCCAGGGTCCCGGCGATCACGTCGGCCTCGTCCCGGACCATGGAGATCCCCACCACGGCGGTCATCGGGTGGGCCGCTGCAGCTGCTGGGGCATCGGCCGGGCGGCCAGGCGGAGCATCTGTTCACGGTTGCGGCGCCCGCTGATACGGCGGGCCACGACCGTCACCGCGGCACACCCGACCCACGCCGCCCCGGTCACGTAGTGGACCAGGCCGGCGCCGATGGCTGCCCGGGCGACGTCCATGACGGCGATGGTCAGACATATCCAGACCAGCAGCAGCGGCGGCCAGCCTGGCACCCCGACCGGGCGGCGCCACATCAGCCAAACGATGTAGGCCACAAACCCGACCATGACCGCGGTGGTGGTGACGTCGAGGACCTGCCCGACGAGGAGCAGCCCAGCCGGTGACGGGGCGGTCACGTGGCCCCCTTCCGGGCGGAGCGGATGGCCAACTCCGCCATGTCGCTGAACAGCCGGCTAGCCTGGCGCAGCTCGACCGACCGGCCGACGTACAGCCACTGGGGCAGGGGCTGGCCGTCGTGGCCGACCCCGGTGAGGATCACCCCGGGCCGGACCAGGCCTGTGTCGCCGAGCGGCACGGCGGCGGCTTGCACGACCAGCTGCAACATCAGGGCGTCACCCGGATTGCTGCCGATCTTGAACGGGTTGTCGGCCAGGGGGGCGTCGATGAACTCGAGGGTCGGCATGTGCCGTTCGGCGGCCCTCGCTTCCAGGGCGTCGAGCACAGCCTTGGCCGGGTCGCACAGGTAGCGGGGGTCGTGGGCGGCGTCGCAGTGCCTGCAGTTGATCGACGTCAACCCCACCGTGTCTTCGCCCCCGCTGGCCAGGATCGTGTCGGCATATGCGTCGCAGGGCACCTCGGTCAGCATCTCCACCGCTGCCAGCAACGTGGCAACGACCTTTCCATGGCTGTCGGCGGGCAGGTCGGAACGCACCCGGATCGACACATCACCATCACCCGTTTGGGGACTGGAGACGCTGATCGTGATGTCGTAGCTGTCAGCGTCGGGCGTCGAACAGGACCGGGTGCACGACCGGCCACGGCTCGGCCAGGGGGGTGGCGAACAGCCCAGGGAAGTTCTGCGGGAAGCGCGTTGCGAAGAGCAGGTTCTGCCGGTACCAGTTTTCGACACGGTCGTCACCCCAGATGTGCCAGCGCAGCGCCCCCGACACCGCGTACCCATTGGCCCGGAACTTCTCCACCCAGTAGGCCGGCCACTGCTCATTGACGTGGCCGGTGCCGCCCTGCCCCGGGATGGCAGCCGAGAACAGAACGACCGGGGCGACCACGCACAGGTCCTCGACGAAGCTGTCCGCCCGCCCGGGTGGGAGATGCTCGGCGACCTCAAGCGCGACGGCCAGGTCGACGCGGGCCAGCTGACTGAACGATGCGTGGGCCAGGTCGACCGGCAGGAACCGTCCGCCCAACAGCCGGGCGGTGGTGTCGTTGGGGTAGTCCATGCCGATCACCTCACAGCCGCCCAGCTCCGCGAACGCGGTCGCCCACCAGCCTTCCCCGCAGCCCACGTCGAGGACCGTGTAGGGGTGGAAGTGGTCCAGCACCAGCGGCACCACCACCGCGGCGGAGGCCTGGGCGCCGGCCCGGATCGTGTCGTAGAAGGCGGCGTCATACACGGCGGGCCTCCACCAGTGCCCGCACCGCGGCCGGGCCCTGGGCGGCGGCGTCGCGGTACTGGGCCAGGATCGAGAACTGTTCAGCGTAGCCAGGATGCCCCGGCCTCGACTGGGGCAGCCGCGGATGCCACAGGTGGACCATCTTCCCGGGCAGCTGCCGGGTCGGGGCAACCATCGCGTCGCAGGCGTAGCGGAACGCGGCGTCGTCGCCGCCCCACACCCCGAACCGTTCGTCGAACCCGCCGGCCTGCTCCCAGGTGGCCCGGGAAAACACGACCACGTTGCCGGAGCCGCCTAGCCCATGCTCGTCGAAGGCCGCCTCACGCAACCCGAACGGGTCGACCAGGTCGGCCAGAATCCACCGTGTCGGGTCTTCGCTCGCGTACAGGTACTGGCTGTGGGGGATGACCAGCCCGTCAGACCCGCCAGCCAGGTCGACGGCGTCGCGGAGCCGGTTCAGCGGCACCAGACTGTCCGGGTCGGTTTGCACGATCACCTTGGCGTTGGTGCGGCCGATCGCGGTGTTGATGGCCGACGCCCGGCCAAACGTGGCGTCGTCTGCGCCGCTCTCGACGATGATCGGCCAGTCCAGTTCGGTGTACCAGCGGGTGACGTAGTCGAAGGCCCGGCCCCGGTGGGGGCAGCCGGTGCGGGTCTCACCGTCGGCCCACAGGTATGTCCCCATCGGCCGGTAGGCGATCACGACCGCCACGTCAGTAGCCATGCCCGCTCCTCGTCTCGCCGATGTGCTCAACCCACGGGCCGTCATCGTGGCGGCCCCAGTACCCGAACCGGACGTCGCGGGGTGCTACCCCGGGCAGGCCCTGGGCGAGCAGGTCGAGGGTGAACCGGCCCTCCGACTGGGGGCCGTCGGGCCATGACCGGCGGCACACGCCCAGGTGGTACAACGACGGGTTGGTCGTCCAGAACAGCCGATGCTCCAGCCATGCCCGGCCGGCCCCGTCGGTGGCCGGCTGGTAGGCGTCGGGGTGGCAGGCGATCAGCCCGCCCGCGGCCCGCTCCTCGTCGTTCCAGGCCTGCCGGACCAAAGCCATCTGGGCCAGGTAGGGGCGGGTGTCCATGACGGCGGCCAGCTCACCCAGGTCGACCCGGCGGCGCAGGGTGAAGTCCTGCTCCAGGTGGAACACGTAATCCACCGTGGAGTGTTCGGCGAGGCGGGCCCAGCAGGCCCGGATGGCCCCGCCGAAGCCCTGCCGGTGCCCGGCGTCGAAGTGCCGGAACGTCGGGTACCGGCGGGCCAGCGAGTCGCGGTACACGTAGTCGCCGGTGTCGTCGTACATCCACCATTCGGTGATCGGCCCCGACAGGTTGGCCATGGCCGACCGGACCGTATGGAGCAGGTACTCGTCGCGGCCGTCGGTGACGACCAGCACCGCGATCCGAACCTCCGGCCGGCTGGTGGTGGCCTTGGTGCCCTGCTCGAACGCGGCCTGGACGGCCCCGGCCGGCTCGTCGTCCTCGTAGAAGTCGCCGCTCATGCGTGCCCGTCCCAGCGATGCAGCCTCGGGGGGCGGCGCGGTCGCCGCCGCCGGTGGGTGGGGTGGGGCCACTCATTGCGTAGGTGATGGATCCGCTTGCGACCCAGGGCCAGGGTGGTCAGCCGGAACCCGCCGCCGAGCGAGCACCTCGGCCGGGGCAAGGGTGCCCCGTCGTCGCCGTGGGGCATGGCCGCGGGCGTGTCTCCCCGCCGGGCGGGCACCCAGTGATCTGTCACCGTGCCGCGACCGTGTGCTGGTGGTGGAGGTAGCCGGACAGGGTTTCGGCCAGGGGCCGCACCACCCGGCGCAGGTGGCAGACCGTCAGGATCGCCCCCTCGGACGGGGACTGGTCGACGTGTTCCCAGCCGGCCAGGATCGGCCAGCCGCACCGGTCACAGTCCCGGTCACACCACAGGCACGGGGTCACTGCGCCTCGCCGGTCAGGATCGTGACGCGGTGTTCGGTGATGCCGGTGGCGACGTCGAACCAGCCCTCATCCCGCATCACCACGTCGTGGGCTGTCCCGGGGCGGGTGAGGTGCCGCCAGCCGTACCCGCCGACGACCGGCACCAGCGCGATGTGGCCCCAGCACTGCCGGCACATGGTCGGGGGCCGGTAGTCGGCGGGCGGCTGGTGGTGGGTCACGGCACCGGTACCCCGTTGGCGCGGGCGATGGCCCGGTGGGCTTCGAGGCGGGCCTCGCCGACCATGGCCCGGTTGCGTGACCGCTGCCGCACGTGGGCCCGGTACACAGCGGCCGGGACCGCTTCGAAGGTGGCGCCGGCCAGGTGGCAGCGCAGCCACAGGTCCCAGTCTTCTGACCACGGGAAGTCACGCCAGCCGCCCACCGTGTGGACCAGCTCGGTGCGCACGGCGGCGCCGACCACCAGCCAGTTCCCGTACGGCAGGCACGCCGCGGCGCAGTCGTGGTCGTGGCCGGCGACCCGCGGCATGGCCACCCGGGCGGCCCGGTCGCCGAAGCCGCGCACGTACCGCACTGCCGGGGCCCGCACGTCAGCGGCCGCGGCGGCCATGGCCTGGACGTAGCCGGCCTCGAGTTCGTCGTCGGCGTCGAGGTGGATGACCCATTCGGTGGTGACCTGGGCCAGGGCACCGTTGCGGGCGTCGTGCAGGGTGCCGGCGTGGTGATGCACGACCGGCACGCCCAGGGCCCGGGCCGACGGTATCGCCCGGGTGCGGGCCAGCTGCTCCCATTCGGGGGTGCCGAACGTGGCGACGGCGACGGTCACCTCCACCGGTACCGCCGCCGGTTGAACAGCCGCCGCCCGGCGGCCATGCGTCGCTGCTGGTCGCGGTAGGTCGCGTCGAGGGGCACCTCAGGATGCCAGTTGGGGTGAAGGTGCTCGACGTGGGCGTCGAGGGCCATGACGAAGGCCTGGCGGTGTTTGGCGGTGCCGACCAGCTCGTCGTCGACGAACTCGTGCGGGTAGCACTCGGCCAGCACCTGGCCGGGGCCGTCGATGGTGCCGTACCGGTCGACGTAGTCGCGGGTCACCAGCGAATGGGTCGAGTGTTGGCCGGCGGTGACGCGGGGGTTGCCCAGGTCGTTGGTGCCGATCACCCCGGCGCCCGCCACGGTGAGGGCCCGCCGGCAGGCGTCGAGCCAGCCCGGGTGGAAATGCAGGTCCGACGCCCCGAGGAAGATCAACGGTTCGGTGGTGGCCCGGTACCCGGCGTTGATCTTCCGGGCGTAGTCGCCGATCGGGACCCGGCCGACCAGCATCATGTCGGCGCCGACAGCTCGGACCTCGGCCAGGACGTCGACGTCGTTGTGGTGGCACACGAACAGGGCCCGGGCCTGGTCGGTGGAGGCGTGCAGGGACGCCAGCAAGGGCCGCACCCGGTGGGCGCGGCCCAGCATGGGCACCAGCACAACGACGTCGACGGTCACGCCAACCCGGACCCGATCATTTGCCGACGGCCTCGTACCGGGCGCCGGGGACCTTCCCGGCGGCGATGCGGGCCGCGACGGCGGACTGTTTGGTCTCCGTCCAGCCGTTGGGGTGGGCCTCGTCGGCCGGGTAGGTCACCACCCATTTGGTTCTGCAGCTACACACGGGCCACCTCCGCTTCGATCTGGCGGGCCAGCCCGGCCGCGACCCGGGCCCGCTCATCGGCCTCGACGTGGGCCAGGGCAGCCTCGACCTCAGCCAGCAGCGCGGCTGCCGTGTCGGCCTCGGCCGCGTCGACGCCCGGCTGGGCGGGGGCCGGTTCGGCCTGCCCGCCGCCCAACGGGATGTCGTGGTTCGACCCGCCGAACGCGACCCGGAGCCGGTCGAAGGTGACCGGCCCGGTCCGGTCGGCCAGGGCCCCCACCAGCGACAGGTCATCGGTGTAGGCCAGGGTCACGTGCGGCACGAACGGCTGGTGTTGGGCCGGGAACCCGTACACGGCCTTGACCACGTCGTGTACCTGCTCGTGGGCGGCGGCGAGCTGCTCACCGGAGACACCCATGACGATGCAGGGGTCCTTGCCGTCGGTGTTCGGGTTGAACGCGTTGATGGAGAACCCGTCACCGGTGATGGCCAGGTCACCTTCGGCGGCGGTGTGCCACTCGGCGGCCAGGGCGGTCAAGCCGTCGATGATGGCCTGCCGGCTGGCGGCGTTGATGTCGGCGGCCTCACCCAGGTAGACGAGGGTGAGGTGGAGCTGGTCGGCTGGTTCGCCCCCGTCGACGGCCAGGCGGGCCGCGTCGTCGTCGGTCATGCGTAGCGCGACCATCGCCCCCGTGTACTCGACCGGCATGGGCATGTCCTCACAGCCCGGCTCGCCGGGCTGGCAGTCCTGCGCTGGGGGCTGCTGGTCCGGGGGTGGGGTCTGCTGGTCGGCGGCGGTGACCACCCCAGCGGACAGGCCGCCCTGGAACGCGGCCCGCAGCTGGTCGAGGACCGAGTTGAACATGGCGGCCAACCCGGCCAACGTCGGCGGCTCGACCCGGGCCGGGGTGAGCAGCTCGGCCGGCGGGACAGCCCCGGCGGCGATCAGCGAATGTTGCCGCCCGTCGCGGAGCACGGTCTGCGGGATGGGGAAGCCGGGCTCTTCGCGGGTCAGGGCGAGCAGCTCCACCATCTCGAGGTGCCCGGCGTAGTCGCGCCAGTCGCCCGACACCCGCTGACGGGCCAGCACGGCCAGGTCGTCGACGGTGGCGTCGTCGGCGACGATGCCCTGTACCCACACCCCGACCCCCGGGTATTCGGTGGCCCGCACGTGGGCCAGGGTCCGCATCCGGTCGTGGTGGGCGATGGTTTCGGACAGGCCGTAGTCGCGGCAGGCGTGGTCGTCGTTGCGGCGGCAGGCCAGGTGTGAGCACCCGGACCCGACCCGGCCCAGGCCGGTGGTGATGCGCCCCACCCCGAGCAGCCCGCCGGTGGTTTGCATCGGGTACCGGTGGAACAGGGCGTAGTCGACGCTGGCCGGCGGGACCTGGATGCACACGTCCCGGAAACCGACGTGGCAGGCACCGAACGGGGCCATGTACCCGGCGACCCGCCGGAACGTCTCACCGGGCCGGGCCGCGGCCACGGTGACGAGCTGGTAGGCGGGGGCGTCGGCCGGGCCGGTGAACACGTCATCGGGTAGCACCGCCGCCGCGGTCAGGGCCGCTAGCCGCGACGCCGACCCGGACGAGGTCGGGCAGTCGGGCCAGTCGGGGAACTTGGCCTGGATCTGCCCGTACAGGGTGCAGATCTTCGACTTGATGCGGGTCTTCTCATCGGCCGGAATGTTGGCCGCGTCGACGCCGTGGCCGCCGGCGCTGGCCGCCACACCCCGCGGGATGATGCGCAGCTCACCGTCGACCACGTCGGCGTAGCCCAGCTTGTAGGCCGTCTTGGTGGCCGGGTCAGCGTCGGGGTTGCGGTACAGGAACGCCTTCGCCACCGCGGCCGTGTCGACGGTGCCGTCGGCGGCGGTGTACTTGTCGAAGACCCGGCCCATGGCGGCGGGCCCGTCCCACGCCGCCTCCCGGTCGGCGATGGGCAGATCGGTGGCGCCGGTCACCGACGCGACCAGCGACGGCTCCTGGGTCTGCTCGGCCGACGGGAGCAGCTGGAACGGGCGGGCCTCCACGAACGCGGGGATCGGCACCAGCGTGGCAGCGGCGATCTCGTAGTCGACGAAAAGCATCTCGATCGGGGCCGGCTCGCCGGTTTCCATCTCCTGCCGGATCAGGTCTTCCCAGTCGGCGTCGGTCAGCGGCGTGTCGGAGCCCTCCCGCACAAACACCATGTCCGCGGCGCCGGCGTCGACGCTGGGGCCGATGACCTTCTTGTCGGTCAACAACATGGCTTCGGCCACGTCCTGGCTGAGGCGGGGCAGGTTGGGTTGGTCGTCGAACAGCTCCCCCTCGGCCCACACCTGGCCCGACGCTTCGTCGATGTCGAGGGTGTCGACCAGGCCGACGACGACCGACGTGTCGTGGCCGGACTCGTCCTGGCGCTGCCACTTCAACGGCAGCGGTAGCGGCCGGGCCCGGAAGGCGCCCTTGGCCATACGCCGACCGTCGCCGGTCGGCTGATCGATCGGCGCGAGCATGCCGCGCCACCGCGTACCCATCAGTTGTGCTCCTTACGTGACCTGCGCGATTTGCTTGGCCCACCAGGCATCGGCGTCCTTGAAGCCCCGCCCGGTCATGTCGGTGGTCTCGCCCGGCCGCTCCAGCAAGGTCGTGCACCGGCACTGGATGACGTTCGACGGCGACCCGTTCGGGTCGCCGGGGCGCATGAGGTGCTCACCGTCGACGAGGAACGGGGTGCCCAGCGGCACCCGCTGCCCGTCGGCGGCGAGGTGGGCCGGGCGGACCCGGCTGTCCAATGTGGCCAGCCAGGTCTGTTCGAACTCGCCACCTAAGGTGTCGGCCACCGCGGCGAAGGCGTCGGAGCGGCCGAAGTTGAGGGCACCCAACGTTTCGGTGCGGGCCACCACCACGGCCCGGTTGCGCCAGGTCGGGGTGGCGGTGGCGGTGAGGACCTCATCGACCCGGTCGGCGATGGCCGGGATGGACTCACCGGCCGCGGCACCGGCAGCGACCTGGGACGCGACAGCGTCGTACACCTGCTCAGGGGTGTGGACCATCCGGTTGTGGACCTCAGCCAGGTAGGTCGTGACGGCCGGGCGGTGATCGAACAGGTAGTCCGGGCCGAACAGCTGGGCGTAGGGCAGGCCGACCGCGTCGCGGATGGAGCCGTACACGACGCCGTCCATCAGCGACGACCACTCCGGGGCGTGGGCCCAGACGGCGTTCGGGTCGGGTCGGTCGCTGGCCAGCACGCCGCGGTGGACCTCGACCAGCCACTGCGACAGCGACGACCACCACGACCGGTAGACCCGCCGCTCGGCGGCCATCGCGTCGATCTCGTGGGCGATGCGGGCCGGCAGGTACGGGTCGACGCCGGTGCCGTCCCAGGGTTGGCTCATGCGGCCACCTCGATCAGGTGCCACACGTAGGTGCCGCCGGGTGCGGTGGCGGTGCCCCACACCCGGCACCCTTCGGGCAGGACGTGGCCGGTGCCGGCCACCGTGAACCGGTACGGGCGCAGCGGCACCCCGTCGCGGTGGATGGCCCAGAACTCGACCACCTCCGGGTCGCGGCAGCCGACGTGGGCGGGGGTGCCGTTGAGTTCGATGACGTGGACCTGGTCGTCGACGGGCACCTGGTAGCGGTGGATCCGGGCGCTCACGAGGTCACCTCGGCCAGGTCCCGGTGGGCGCGGTCGACGTCGAGGAGGCAGATGGCGGCCGCCTCACACTGCCCAGCCCATTCCGGCCCGTTCGGGTCGACGTCATGGGCGGTGGTGATGTGGCCGCACAGCACCAGTGCGTCAAGGCCGTTGCGTCGCGCGACGGCTGCGAGCACCTCCCACGGGGTGCTCATGCTGCGACCAGGTCGGGGGCGTTGAGGCGCCGGCCGGTGCAGGCCGCGTCGACCAGGTCACGCAGCAGGGCCGGGTCATAGCCCAGGCCGCGGGTCAGCAGCTCCAGGCAGAACCCGTGGAGCAGGGCCTCCACCTGGCCCGGGTCGAGGCCCAGGTCTTCGGCGGCGGGGGCCAGGTCGATCCAGGCGCCGCGCAGGACCCGTTCGGCGTCGCCGGGGCTGACCGGGCCGCGGCGGGTGTGGAGCTGGTAGCGGGGCGTGTCGGGCCACTGGTCGCGTTGGTGGTGGGTGATCAGCCGCACCCCGGCCAGGCCCAGGGCCCGCCGCACAGCCAAACCGGCCACCGGCAGCAGCAGGCTCGCCGTCGACGGTGCCGGCTGGGGGGCGGGTTGGGTCGGGGTCGGGGCCGGTTGGGGGGCCTCGGTCGGCTGGGCTGGGATGGCCCGTGGCTGACCCGGTTGAGGTTCGCCCGGTTGGGCGGGCTGCTGGGTGGGGCCACCCACTCCGGGCGGGGCGGTCGGGGCCGTCACCGACGGCGCCGGCGCTGGTAGCCCGATCAACGTCCGGATGGTCGGGTCGGTCAGCAGGGTCGGGTCGGCGATGAGGGCCTTCTCGGCAAGGCGCCGCAGCCGCTCCCGCTGGGTGGGCATCTGCTCCGGCACGAAGGCCCCCGCGACCACGGCCGCCTCGTCGGAGAGCAGCAGCTCCTCGTGGTAGGCCAGGGCGTCGGTCGACCGGTTCGGCCGGGCCGACAGGGGTGCCGTGTCGAAGTCGTACGAGTACAGGTCCGGGTCCAGGCCCATCGACTCGAGCGCCGGGCGGAGGTAGCCGGTCGTGAGGGCGTCCGCGATCCGCGACAAGATCGGTTTGATCTGGGTGGTGATCGCATCGTCGCTGACCTGCCAGGCCGTCCAATGATTACTGTCTGCCTGACCTAGGAGGATTTCGGGCGGAATGTCCAGGCCCTGGGCGAGGGACCGGACGGCGGCCTCCCGCAACGGCAACAGCTGCTCGCTGAGGTCCGACCAGAACGTGATCAGCTTGATCTTGTCGACGGCGTCGGGGGGGACGGTCATCAGGATCGGCACCAGCGCCTCAGCGCTGGACCGGTCCCGCAGCGAGGTGGCCATGGCCCGCATGAGGACCCGCTGGAAGCCGTCGACCCCGGGCGGGTCGTCCGGGCCGCGCGGGAAGTCGATGCCCTGCGGCAGGGCCAGCAGCCCGGCGCCGGCCAACCTCGAGTCGAGCTCGGCGAACTCCCGCTTGCGGAGGGCCTCGATCTCACGCAGGTCCGGGATGGCGGAGCGGGTCGGGGAGTCCGGCTCGTCCGGGTCGGCCGGGTGGGGGGTCCACACCTGCAGCAGCAGGTCGATGCCGGGGCGGAACACCATGTCCCCGCCGCCGTGGAGCAGGGACCGGCGGATGATGATGCGGTCGCCGGAAAGGCGGATCTGTCGGCCCGACACGACGTACCACAGGTCGTCGCCGTCGGGGGCGGCGTCGGCTTCGGCGACCACGTAGCCGTCGCCTGGGACGTACAGGTTGATGGCGAGCAGCCGCAGCGCCTCGTCCTTGGCGGGGCCCTTCCCGAGCGGGCCCTGGGCCAGGACGGCAATGTCGGGGTCTTCGGTTTCGCCGGTGACCTCACCCGACTCGTCCAGCTCGGCCACATACAGCCGGCACCGGCTGACCGAGTTGCCGATCCAGTTGCACACGAACCGCAGCTGGGGGGTGATGTCGTACAGCCGCCACGCCTCGGCCTGCCAGGTGCGTGACCCGGGCCGCCAGGTCCGCCACCCGACGCCGTCCATCTCGACGGAGGCGACCGACGCGGTGACCGACTGGGCGGGCAGGGTGATCGCGGTCAGGGCGTGGCTTGCGCACCGGTCGGTGCCGTGGCTGGTCCAGTGTCGGCACCGGGAGCCGGTGGAGGAGGCGACGGCGGTGCAGCGCTGGTCGAGGTCGGGGAGGCGCCGCGCGGGCAGCGTCGCCACCGTCACGGCGTCACCGCGGCCCGGTCACCGTCGCCGGTGGCCGCCAGGTCGACGTCGTCGTCGGGGGCCGCCCGACCCAGCGGTGCGAGCATGCCGGCAATCTGGCTCATGGCCAATACGAGGGCCACGCCCAGGAGCCAGGGCGCCCCACCCCACCGCCACGCCATGAGGACGGTTGCGGCACCGACCCAAATGGACACGCACCAGGGGCAGGTCAGCAGGTACTCGACCGGGATGAACACCGGGTACGGCGGGAGGTTCGCGATGACCCAGTCCCGGGCCGGGCGGCTGATCTCGTCGGCGGTGATCAGGCCTGTGAGGCGTGCGACTGCCAGGGCGTACACGCCCCACACCCATACCGACATGGTCCTGACTATAGGGGCGAATCACCGCAAATCTTCCGGCGTTGGGGGGGTTCCACCGCAAGGCTTCCCGCAGGTCAGGCCAGGGGTGACAGGCCCGTCGTGCCGGCCCCGGCCCCGGCCAGCGGCGAGGCCGAGCTCGACGGCATCGACCCGGACGGGGTGGCGAACTGGACCCCCGTAGACGGGATCGGCAGCAGGTGGTAGGCCAGGTACACGGAGGCGTCGATCCGGCCGGGTGACATCGGGTCGGAGGGCTGCCAGGTGGCCCACTCCCGCTCCAGGTCGGGGAAGATCCCGTACAGCCGGACCCGGTCAAGGATCATCTGCTGGGCGATCGGCTCAGCCCGCAGCAGCTTGCCCTGCTTCGCCCGCACCACCCGCACCAACGGACACAACTCGTCGGCGGGGATGGACCACCGTTCCCCGGTGGCCGGGTCGACGTGCCCGTCCTGCAGGGTCTTCCACGCGGTCCGCAACACCAGGGCGGCCATGTCGCCGCCGTAGTTGGTTTCCACCACGAACGAGGCGGCGCCGATCTCGTACGCGAGACGGCATGCCGCCAGCGACCAGGCGTCAGACGACATGACCCCGGACCGGTCGTCGGTGATCCACAGCCGGCCGTCTTCGCCCAGGAACCCGCCGACGATGCCGGCGGTGTCGCGGCCGCCGCCGGACGGGTCGACCGCCACGGCGATGCGTTGCGGTTCGACGTCGGTGACCGTGTCGCGGATGAGGCGCAGCAGCTCTTCGGATACGAGCGCACCGGCCGCGGGTTGCGGGTCGCCCTGGTAGAGGGAGTGCCAGTCCCGGACCATCGACGTGCGTTTCTTCTCCTGCCACCAGGCGACCAGCCGGGCCCTGTCCCGGGTGGGGATCTTCGGGTGGGTCAGCGGCTGGCCCGGGTCGCGACCGAGCGGGTCCTTGCCGAACTTCGGGTCGGCGAAGGCTGGCAGGTGGACCACCTTCCACCTCCCGCCCGTCTCAAGCCGGCCCTCCTCCTTGAGCCGGCGCCCGGCGAAGTCGTCCTCATGCCACCGGGTCATGATCGCGATGACGGCGCCCATGTCGGGCTGCAGCCGGGTCGACGCGGTGGATGACCACCAGTCGTGCACGCCGTTGCGGATGCGCGGCGACTCGGCCGCGGCCCGGTCAGCGTGGGGGTCGTCGACCACGATCAGGTTCGCGGGGAAACCGGACAACCCGCCCCCTACCCCGACCGCGCGGAGGTGCCCGTTCGAGGTCAGCCGCCAGTCGTGGACCGACTCGGAGCCCGGTTTCATCATCAGCCCGTACTCGGCGCCGTAGTCGGCGATGTGCTGCTGGATGCCCTTCGACCTGGTCTCGGCCAGGTCAGCGGCGTACGAGGCGATGAAGATGTCGTCGCGGGGCCGGCAGGTCAACCACCAGAACGGCCCCCACTCCCCCACCAAGGTCGACTTGCCGACCTGGGGCGGCGTGATGATCAGCAGCCGGTCATACCAGCCGGCCAGCACACCGGCTATGGCGTCGGCGATGACCCGCAGGTGGGGCCGCATCCGGTACTCGGGATCCAGCCCGAGGGCCATCGTGGCCGGGCCCCGTTTCAGGTCCTGGGCGAGGGCCTGTTTCGCAGCGGTCAGGGCCGCGTAGTCGTGCACGTCGGCGTCGGTGGGGTCCCGGCTAGTCGGGGCCAGGGTCATCGTCTTCTTCGCCTCTGGCGGCGGCGATGCGCCGCTGCACGTCGGCGGCCAGCCCGGAGATGGTTTGGCGCCGCTGGTCGATGGACATGCCGGCGAATTCGGCCAACTGGACGGTGAGGGGACTGCCGTCCAGGCCGGTCAAGGCGATGGTTTGTGGGTCACCGAACAGCGCCCGCCGCTGCCGGAGGACCACGTCGAGCAGGCGAATGAGGTCGCTGTTGGTCAGGTCGTCCGCCCGGAGGGAACGGAGCCGGTCGGCGATCTTCCCGACGGCAGCGCCGAGGATCTTGCTGTCGTTCTCGGCGGCCCGGCGCCGCTCCTCGAGCCAAACCTTCTCGTGCATCTGGTCGCGGTGCCGGTCCCATGCTTCGGCCCGCTCCACCCACCGGTAGGCGGCCGCCACCGCGCGCACGTAGGCCGGGTGGAGTGCAAGGGTTTCGGCAACCTTGCGCAGGGTCCGGCCCCGGCCGGCGTCCAGGTAGGTGCGGAACTGGCTGTATCGCCGGGTCGTCTCCCTGGGCTCGTGGCGGTCCCATGGGTCCAGGTCCGGGTCGAGGGTGAGGACGGGGAGCTGGCCGACGGTCATTGGGGCTCCTCCCGGCGCCGGGCCTGCCGGTCGGCGTCGAGGCCGGCCAGGTAGGCCTCGGCCAGCTTCTCCAACAGTTGCCAGCCGTGGCCGGGACCCTTGGGGATGTCGTCGACCTCGGCGGCCCGTTTGACGGCCCGGTTGATGACCGCGGCGGTGGCGGCTGGCACGGTGCGGCTGCCGAACACGGTTTCCAGGCCGACGTCGCCCTTGTGGATGGGTTCGCCGTCGGCGTCCTGGTAGCCGTCCTGCAGGTCGGTGAGGTGCCGTTCAAAGACGGTCAGGACGACGTGGAGGGCGGTCGCGATGTTCCCGACCTTGTGGGCGGCGTGGGCCGAGAGAAGCGCCTCCATCGTCGTGTCGTAGTCGGCCCGGGCGGCCAGCCACGTTTCGTCCGCCCCGGCACGGGCGGCGTCGAGGGCTTCCCGTGCGGTAACCAATTCGGGCGGCAGGAACACGACCTGAACGGTGGCGAAGTCGAGGTTCGCCTCTGACAGGCCTTCCGCGTTGACCTGGGCGAGCAGTTCGAGCTCTTTGTCGTCCAGACCCGAGTAGGAGCGCCAGTCGATGTCGTCCAACTCGGCGTACAGGTGCCGCAGGGTGGCCGGGTCGTCCTCGCCGGCGATCGAGTTGTGGGACAGCTGCAACGCCACCAACTGCTGCCGGGTCAGGGGCGTGTCGATGAGCATGGCGTCGACCTCGGTCAGGTCGGCGTCGACGGCGGCGTCGCAGCGGTGATTCCCCGAGATGACCAGCTCCTGGCCTTCGGGGTAGTCCCCGCCGCCGTAGATCAACGGGACGGAGGTGAGACACCCGTCGCGGCGCACGTTCGCGACCAGCCGGTCGTACTCCTCCTTGCGCATGTACCGGGCGTTGACCTCGAGCCGGGTCAGCTGGCGCGGGTCGCGCCGGACGAGGCGGGGCGTGAACATCGTCATCGCTGGTCGGCTCCGTGTTTCGTCTTCCAGTAGGCGAGGGCCTCGGGGAGGGTGAGCTCCCCGAGCGGGCCGCCGTACTGCAGCTGGTAGCGGTGGATGCCGTCGCCGCCGGGTTCGGTCCGTTTCAGCAGCCGGCTGCCCGGGATGCCCCGGCTGTATTTGGCCGAGTTCGGGTTGTCGGAGAACGCTGTCGTCGTCCATTCGGTCAGCCGTTTCGACACCGACCGTTCGACGAGTAGCCGCGCCTCCCGGCTGATGCCGGCCATCACGACCAGCTTGGCGAGGCGCCGGTACCTGGTCCACGACACGGGGAAGTCCGACAGCAGGTAGCCGCAGGTCGGCGAGTATGCGGCCAGCGACTTGTAGGCGAACGCGCCGATCACATGCCCGTCGACTGAGACAGCGCAGGCCAGCAGCGGCGAGCCGGGCAGGATCGTCTTCGACATGAACTGCGAGCGCAGGGCCGCGAACTGGCCCCCGTCGAGGATGTGCAACGCCATCCGGTCACCGAGCTCGTCGTCGGGGCCCAACTTCTGCATCAACACCGGCCGGGTCTGCTGGCGCGGCGCGACGATCCGGCGCGGCCCAGCCGCCGCGTACACATAGATCGGCAGGCCCCGGTTGGCGGTCTGGACAATCCCCGCCAGGTGCTCGCGCATCTCGTCGCGCTCGACGTGCAGGCCCAGCATCCAGCTGGGTCGGTGCGCGACCCGGGCGATGATGTCCTCCTTCGCGTCCTCGTCCAATTCCCCGTACGTGGGGGACGGCCAGGCGAAGACGTGGTCGAGCGACGCGAACTGGCTCGTATAGTCGCCCGCATAGAACGGGGGGAACATCACCACCGGCGCGTCGTCGGGCACGACGGTGTCCAGGTATTCGCGGACGTCGCCGGCGTAGAAGGAGCCCAGCCGCAGCGTCAACGCCTCCAACTTGGCCACCGTCTTGGCATGCATGGTCGGCCACTGATCTTGGGTGGCGGCCAGCATCCGCCGGAAGTAGGGCCCGTCCTTGCCGACCCACTGCAGGAACCGGGTGCCCAGCATCAGCGTGGCCAACGTGCCCGTAGCACCGTCCAGGTACGGGCTGAGCCAGCCGAGGGCGTCCTCGTGGTCTTCGCGGAGGGTGAAGGAGAGGGGCTGCCCGGCGAGCCACCAGCCGAGCGCGCATGAGTAGGCCTGGATGTCGCAGCCGTGGACGGTGCGGCCGGCGCCGAAGCGGGCGTGCAGGACCCGTTCGATGGTGAAGTTGCCGGAGCAGCCGACGTAGATGTCCGTCCCCGGCCACGCCCCCGCATGCTCATAGATGATCGCCCGCAGCGGTTCGGGAATACTGCCGTGGAACATCGAACCCCCACCCCCCGGGCTGCTGCTTCGCCTCGACGTTGGGGTGGTGGAGCGCCGGCCACGCCTCGAACGTGGACCTTCCCCCTGGAAGGGGGATGTGCAGCCAGTACACCTCCGGCGCCCGCCCCCGGCGCGGCGGGCTGCCGCGCCCCCGAGCCCCTCGTGCCACCGAATGCTAGCGGCGGATAGTGCCAGGTCAGGCACTATCCGCCGTCTTTTGATCCAAAAGAGCGTCAGTCGAAGAGGGACTCCGGGACCAACTGCGGCAGCTGCACCCGCGGGCGGGCCGACGGCGTGGCACCCAACTCGGGCACCTCCTCGCCGGTCTTCTCCTGCCACCAGGCGGCGAACATGGTCCGGTGGCACCAGTTTTCGCCGCCGTCTTTGGTTGGCCGGTCGAGCCGGTCGAAGCACAGCAGGACGGCCCGGTTGCCGACACCAACAATGTTGATCAGCTCTTGGCGGATGGCGTCCACACCGGCCCGGTCGAGCAGCCGACGGTACGACAACATGAACGCATCCTTGGGCAAGTTCAACATCGGCCGCTGCGGGGCGATGAGCCGGGCGTGGCCGGCAAGGGTGTAGGTCAGGGAGAAGCGGGGGTAGCCGACGGTGGACCTGACCGGGGCGCCGGCCATGTCGGCCCGGAACTCCTGGTAGGTGCAGGTCGCGAGCAAGAGGCTGGTCAACGTGGGTGCCCTTCAAGGTAGAGGATGGTTGCTGCCATCATCATATCATGCTATCGCCGTGATAGGAAGGTCGGCGGCCTCGCGCTCATAGACCATGAAGGCCAGCAGCCCAGCGTCGTAGACGGCCCGGTCGGCGTCACGGCGGGTGGCGTACCGGCTGCCGTTGAGCGGATGGGGCTCCATGTCGACCGTGCGGGCGTGCAGGGTGTACTGCGGCCCGTCGCTGTCATCAGTCGGGAACGATGTCGACACCGCCCACGGGTCGATAACGACCAGCGGCGGGCCGCCGTCCATGTACTCGGGCAGGGCGTCGAAGGGCAGGTACTCGACGGTGTAGAGCCGGTATCCGCCGTTAGCGCCGGCTATGAGGACGGGGGCGTCCATTCCCATCGGTCAGCCCTCGAAGGTTGGTAGGCCGTCGACGGTGTCAGCGTCGCGGTCGAAGCGGATGTAGTCGCAGCCCAATTTGCGGGCGTGCAGCTGGAGCGCCAGCACCTCCGCGGGAGGCTGGTCCTCGGCGTCGTACACGCTGGCCGACTCGACCGGGTCGTCGGGCACCCACAGCAGCATCGACTGGTAGGCGCTGTAGTCGCCGTCGTTCATCTCGTAGGCCAGGACGGCGGCGTACTGGTTGAGGGTGTGGAACTCGCGCAGCTTGGCGGGCAGGTGGGCGGTGGACAGTTCCAGCCACAGCCGTACGCCAGGGTGCTGGTTGGTGGCCAGGCCGGCCGCCTTGGCCAGCCGTGCCACAACATCGCGGACGCCGCTGTCGCTGCCTTCGATCTCGACCGAGTATTGGTTGCCTCGGTCGACGAGGGCGACGCTGACGGTGGCTGGCGTGTTGCCCCGCGCCGGGGTTTCCCGGCGCGGGGTGACGGCGGTGTAGAGGGCACTGAGCCCAATCGATGTCATGCCCATGGTGGTCATGCCTCTTTCGTGATCGTGATGTCTTCTCGGGTCAGGTTGTTGGGCCCGGCGTCGTCGAGCTCGCACAGGCTGTTGGCCAGATCGCCGAGGCCGGCCATGTCCTCCTGCTGGGTGGCGAGGAGGGTCTGCACCGGTATTCCGAGCAGGGCGGCCAGCCGGGTGGAGGACATGGTCGCCGAGTGGGTCGACACCTCAGTCCAGGTCACGGTGAACGGGACCGGGTCCGGTTCAGGTGCCACATGCAGCCGGCCGACGGATACCCAGTCGGCGTCCCGGTCGTCGGCCGGGTCGGTGGGGGCGATCCTGGCCATGCCCTCCTCGATCCGGAGGATTTCGAAGGTGCGGGTGCCCTGGTCGATGGTGACAACAGTCCCCGGCCGGATCTCGGCGTTGTCGGTGATGGTCATGGCTGGTCGGTCCTTTCAGGCGTAGGTGACGGCGCCGAGCAGGGCGCATTCGAGGATGGCCAAGGCGTCGATGACGTCCAGGTCGCCGGCTTCGTATTCGTCGTTGTCGGGGTCGGCGGCGAGGATGATGCGCTCACGCTGGTGGGAGCCCATGTAGAGGCGCTGGCCGGTTGCGGCGTTGTGTAGCACCGGGCCGTCGTCGGGGTGGTTCTCGTCGACGCGGCGTTCGGCGCTGGTGATGACGCCCAGGCCGTGGGCCATGGTGGCCGGGGTGACCCGGTGCAGCGTGCCTTCGGCGTCGGTGAATTCGATGACCGCGTACGGGCTGTCCTCGAAGGGGTCGTATTCGCGGGTCCAGAACTGGCCGTAGCCGCCGTTCTCGATGGCGGTGATGAGCAGGTCGTTGTAGAACTCGACCCTGTCCTGGGCGGTGGTGGTGGTCATGGGGCTCTCCTCTGGAGGGGGGTCGTTTTCTCTTTGTGCTATCACCATCGTAGCATGCTACCCTAGGGATAGCCAGGGGTTGTCTGTCCAGAAAGGACGGAGCGGGGGGCGGGCCGGAACCGGCCGCCCCCCGCTGCGGAGGTGATGTTCACTCGCATCCGTCGTCCGCTTCGCCGGGCAGGGCCAGGTACCAGCGGGCCACCTTGCCCAACAGGCCGTAGGACGTGTCGGCGGCGAGGAAGGCGCGGGAGGTCGGGCCGCGGCGGGCCACGTAGCGGCGGCCGTTGCGGGCCGCGTACCCGCCGGTGCACAGCGGCTGCCCGTCGAGGACCATGTCCCACCGGCCCGGCTCGACCTCGGTGTGGCGGGCCAGGGTCAACGCCCACGTGCCCGGCACCGGGCCGGCGGTCATGCGCAGCCCGTCGTCGACACCGTCGCGGAACAGGTACCGGAGGCCGTCGCAGCCGATGTAGAGAACCACATCGCCCACGTGGTCCACGACCGTGTTGCGGCGCTCGTACGGGTCGCAGCCGGCCGTGGTGGGGGTGGCGGCGTGTCCGCAGAGGGCGGTGGTGGCGGTGAGCATGGCGGCCTCCTCAAGGCGAGGGTGGGTGGTGGATGGGGGGTCAGGATTCGGTGTGGCGCAGGCCGGCCACGAGGACGGCCAGCGTCTGGCGCTGGAAGGCCAGCTTGGTCAGGTAGTGGCTCGCCTGGGTCATGCACAGCGGCTCGATCGAGTTGATCGTTGCGTTCGCGTCGAGAACGGCTTGGGCGGCCCGCTGCACGGTCCGGGCGGCCATCTCGAGCTGTTCGGCGGCCACCCGCTCCGTGGAGGCGATCTCGGTGATCAGCTGGGCGACGGCCTTTTGCATCGGGGACCACTCGGTGCTGTAGTCGGCCGGGTCGAAGGGCACGTTGAACGCGGCGGCGATGGCGGTCTCGCGGCGGGCTGGGCTGTTGTTGTTTGTCATATCATGATCATATCCTGCTACCATCGTGATAGCAATAGGTTAGGCTGCGGAAGTTTCCTGCAGATCCAGAGCGGACACCGACACGATGGCCTTCGCCTTGCGCAGCACACCGGCCGCCTTGGCGGCAGCACCCTGCAGGTGGGAGATCCGGGCCTGGTATCCGTCCACTCCCCCGTGGGCCCCGGCGAGGACCTTGGCCAGTTCGGCCGGATCCATCTGCCCCAACTCATGCAGGATCTCCCCCGCCTTCGCCAACTGGTCCACTTTGGACGCCACACGCTGGCGGGTGGCGATGATCTGGGCCCGCTCCTCCATGCTTGGCTCTTCCATACCGAACAGGCCGAACTGCTCCGACGCCTTGGCCCGGCAGGCCTGCACGAACGCCTCAGCGTCGCGGATGGTGGGGAACTCGCCCCGACCCCACTTGCCCAGGAACACGCTCTGCGCCGTCGGCTCCAGCCGCGACACGTACCAGGCCAGGCCGACCGGCAGGTGACCCTTCGACAGGGCGTCCATGGCGGCTGGGATCAGCGTGAGCAGGTCCATGCGCCAGCCCACCTTCTCGACCGATGCGCCGGTGCGGGCGGCGATCTGCTCCGTGGACCAGCCGGCGTCGACGAGGCGTTGGAACGCGCGGGCCTCCTCGATCGGCGTCATGTCGACCCGGCCAACGTTTTCCGCGACCGAGCGGATGAAGGCCTCTTCGTCGTCGACGTGCTGCAGGACCATGGCGTACATCTCGGTCAGGCCTGCCATGTTGGCGGCCCGCCAGCGGCGCTCGCCGGCGACGATGATGTAGAGCCGGCGGGTCCGGTCGTACCGGACGGTGATGGCCTGCAGCTGGCCGAGCTCACGCATCGACGCGGCCAACTCGTCCAGGCCGGCCTGCTCGAACAGCTTCCGCGGCTGCTCAGGGTCCGGCACGATCCGCGAGGTCGCGATGGTCTTCTGCACGGTGGCGTTGGTGGCGGTCACGATTGGTCCTTCCGGGTGGCGGTGACGAGCAGCAGAAGTGGCGGGGTGTCGCCGCCGAAGGTGAAGCTGACGACGTACGGCGGGGGCTGGTGGGCGGCGAGGCGGATCTGGTTGCAGCCGGAGCACAGCCGCTGCACGCCGTCGGTGGTCTGGACGGCGTCCGGGTCGAGGATCCAAGTCCCGCCGCAGCCGGTGCAGGTGAAGGGGCAGCGCCCCATCCCGCGCCAAACGGTGCGGGACGGGGCGGTGGGGGTGGTCATGGCTCAGGCCGCCGAGGTGGCGAGGTCGGCGTCAGCGGTGATCGGGTCGGTCTGGTCGATGTCGAACACCGTGAGCCAGATCATTGACCGCCAGCCCTGGGCGGTGACCTCGCCGGCGGCGTTGGTCCGGTCGGGGCCCGACACCACCTTGCGGATCTTGATGCCGTGTTCGCCCTTGCGGACCTGGCGGCCCTCGGCCTTCCACTGGTCGTAGCCGCGGACCACGGTCGCGTCCGGGCGTTGGGTCAGGATCAGGACGACGTTCTTGGGGCTGTAGCGGCCCTCGAACATCTCGCCGTAGTCGGCGAGTTCTTCGTCGGCCATTTCTTCGATCCGGGCCTTCACTCGGGCTGACAGCTCTTCGAGTGCCTTGCTGCGTTGCTCGCGGGTCATGCGTGCCATGGGGGGTCGCTCCTGAGTGGGTAGGGATGTGGCCTGTTGTCCTATCATCATGATAGCAGACTATCCTACTCATATCAATAAGCGATCTTCGTGGAGTCGCCGCGTAAGGCGAATCGCCTTACGCCCCACAACCCCCCGTCCATTGCTATCCGCGCGATAGTCTGCGACCATCTGGGCATGACTACGAAGCGGACAGCGAGCAAGGCGGCGGCAGCGCCCAGCGAGGATGAGACCGAGGGTGAGCGGCTGG